CATCAGGCTCTTCAGGTAGTTCAGGAACATCGGGTTCTTCAGGAAGTTCAGGTTCTTCAGGTACAAGTGGTACATCGGGAACTAGCGGTACATCGGGAACTAGCGGTTCATCAGGTTCAAGTGGGACATCAGGAACTAGTGGCACAAGCGGTTCATCAGGTTCAAGTGGCTCTTCAGGAACATCAGGTACTAGCGGAACATCGGGAACTTCAGGTTCAAGCGGTTCTTCAGGATTAAGCGGTGTTGATGGAACATCAGGTACCAGCGGAACATCGGGTTCTTCAGGTAGTTCAGGTTCTTCAGGTACAAGTGGCACATCGGGAACTAGCGGTTCCTCGGGTTCAAGTGGGACATCAGGAACTAGTGGCACAAGCGGCACATCAGGTTCTTCAGGCTCTTCAGGTTCAAGCGGTACTAGCGGAACAAGCGGCACTTCAGGAACAAGTGGTACAAGCGGCACATCAGGTTCTTCAGGAACATCGGGTTCTTCAGGAACATCAGGTTCAAGTGGGACGTCAGGAACAAGTGGAACTTCGGGTACAAGTGGTACATCAGGAACCAGCGGAACAGGATTTTCCGCAGTAACTAATCCTGAATTAACAAGAATTTTAACATCGGACGGTTCTCCTTATGGTGCAATTGCTCAATCAGGTTTTACATACGATGGTACATATTTGTCATTAATTGGTACGCAAAGAATTCAGAGTGATATTACTACTAATGTAAGTAGTAATACAACACTAATTCAAATACCTGTGTCTAGTGGGTGTGGTGCGTTTTTTGATTATTGTATAATTGAAAGTGGAGGTGCTAAAAGACTTGGTACAGTAATGTCCACTTGGGATGGTTCAGGTGCGTCTTGGACCGATACGTCGACACCTGATTTAAATAACAGTACACAAGGGTGTAGTTTTTCAGTTTCTGTTTCATCAGGTAACGTTAATTTTAATACGAGTGTTACAAGTGGTACTTGGACTATAAGATTGGCAATTAGAATAATATATTAATAAGATGGCCACAGCAAGACCTTTTGCATATAACACAGGTTCTACAATAACAGGAACTGAACAAGTTGGTAATTTAGCGATAGGCACACCTACTTCAGGATTTACATCAACAGGTCTCAGATGGTGGAATGGACCAAATGAAGATTTGGGGTATGTAATTGCACACCCAACAGTTAGCGGAACCCAACCTAATCCTGATGGTGTTTCAGCTTATTTAGGATTTTGGAGGAGCGATTCCCTTTCTGATAATTCTTTTATTTCTCTGTCAGAATATGTGTCTTTTTACAATGGTACCCCACAGAGTTTTTCTACCACAACACAGGCAAAGTCTTGGTTAAATACAAATGGTTTTTGGACATCTTATAATCCGTTAGTGACTAGTGGTTTAACATTACAATTAATTGCTAGTGATAATTCTTCTTACCCTGGTTCGGGCTCAACTTGGTACGATTTATCAAGTCCACAACAAAATATTACTTTAATTAATTCACCTACTTTTACATCGGCATCACCATCATATTTTTCATTTAACGCAATAAATCAATATGGAACTGGAAGTGGATTAGTTTTGCCCGCCACAGAATACACCAAGTCTGTTTGGTTTTATTTAAATGCGGTTGCAGATAATAACTTAGTAAGTAGTGCGACAGGAGGTCACTTTATGTTTTTTGGTGCAGGAACTAGCACTATGTATTGTGGTCACGCTAACTGGCCTTCTTACACAGCATTCCCTTCTGTAACCACATTTAGCCTAAACACATGGTATAATGCGACACTAACATTTAATACTACAAACGGGATGGTTTTATATATAAATGGAGTTCAGGACTCTACATACACCGCAAATAAATCACAAAGAGGTGGAGACGGTTCAACCAATATAGCAACATTTAACGGAGGGAATTTATTAAATGGTAGGATTTCTAAAGTATATTGTTACAACAGGGCGTTAAACAGCTCTGAAGTACTTCAAAATTTTAATTACGATAAATCTAATTTTGGTTTATAAATATGTCCATTTCTAGACCATTTGCATATAATACAGGTACTACAATATCGGGAACGGAACAAATTGGTGATTTAGCAATTGGGATTCCTACCGCAGGATTTGATGCGACAGGTATAAGGTGGTACAACGGTCCTGACGAGGATTTGGGTTACGTAATAGCATACCCACAATCGGGTGGTACTCAACCACTACCCGTGTCAGGAACAGGATACGTTCAATTTTGGAGAACAAAAGTATTTTCGGACCAATCATTTATTGACCTTTGTAATTCGGTTATTAAAACTCAAACTTTTACCGATACATCAACCGCAAAAACTTATTTAAATAATAATGGTTATTGGACTTCGTATGTTCCACCGCCAACTCTAACACCCACTCCAACCATAACCCAAACCCCTACTAATACACTAACTCCAACACCAAGTGTAACATCGACCAAAACGCCAACTCCAACCGTTACACCATCGAATACTTCGAATGTACAAGGGTTTAGTTATGCCAATTTCTCATCTACTTCGGGATTAGTACTTCGAGGTAACGCAGCAGTTTCATCAAATATTATTAATTTAACTACCGCAAGTAATAATCAAGTGGGTAATGTTTACAGAACAACCGCAATTAGATTTGATAGGAATTTTTCCACTCAGTGGTCTACTTTTATTGGTGGAGGAACAGGTGCGGATGGTTACTGTGTACAGTGGACTTCCACCAATACCACAACAGGTATTGGCGGTGGAGGTGTCGGTAGGATTTCAGACCCTGCAACAATAAACGCAATTACATTTAACACATACACTAACAATTTTTACGTTTGGTATAAAAATAACGTAAATACGTTACTCACCTCAGTATCATCAGGATTGTGGAGACAAACCTTATATTTTTGGGCGGATTATAATAATTCTGCACAGACCTTTGCTCTTTATTGGAACACAACGAATTCTAAACCTGTTTCGGCAAATCAAACATTTACAAGCTTCTCATTTGATACAGGTTCTTACTATATGGGATTTGGCGCTGCCACAGGAGGTGCAAATGATAATCACCAAATATTAAGTTGGTCGTTAACCTTTAATTGAAGTTTAGATGTCTAAAAACGGGTTATAATTTGATAGTTTAACTATTCATAATTTTTGTCTTTATAATATCTTTTTTTGTAAAAGATTATTATATGAAAATATTTGTTCAAATCGCTGCGTATCGTGACCCACAGTTAATCCCAACAATTAAAAATATGATTGAAAATGCCAAGAGACCTAAAAATCTCAGAATTGGTGTTGCTCGTCAGTTTCACCCTGAAGATGGTTTTGATGACCTATCTGAGTTTGTAGGTGATAAAAGATTTAGAGTTTTAAACATCCCCTATCAAGAAGCGGAAGGTGTTTGTTGGGCAAGAAATTTGGTACAACAATTATACGAAGGTGAAGAGTACACTTTACAGATAGATTCTCATATGAGGTTCGCACCAAATTGGGATGACGAAATGATTAAGATGATTAAACAACTTCAAAAGAAAGGGTATGAAAAACCTTTATTGACAGGTTATGTTTCATCTTTTGACCCCGAAAATGACCCACAAGGAAGAGTACAAGAACCATGGAGAATGGTATTTGATAGATTTATTCCTGAAGGTGCGGTGTTCTTTTTACCCGAAACAATACCCGGTTGGCAAGACATGAAAGAACCTGTACCCGCAAGATTTTATTCTGCTCACTACTGTTTTACGTTGGGTCAATTTTCAACTGAGGTACAACATAACCCTGAGTATTATTTTCACGGAGAAGAAATTTCAATTGCCGCACGAGCTTATACTTGGGGATATGATTTGTTTCACCCACATAAAACTTTAATTTGGCATGAATATACTCGCAAGGGTAGGACTAAACAGTGGGATGATGATAAAGAATGGGTTAGAAGAAACAATCATTCTCACTTAACAAACAGAAAATTATTTGGTATGGATGGCGAAGTTCAAGAAGGACATGATGGAGTTTTTGGATTTGGACCGATTAGAACATTAAGAGACTATGAAATTTATTCGGGACTATTGTTTGAAAGAAGAGCTATTCAACAAGAAACAATAGATAAGAAATATCCACCAAATACATACAACTATGAAACTGAAGAGGATTGGAAAAATAGTTTCGCGGTTGTGTTTAAACATTGTATTGATATTGGATTCCATCAAGTACCTGAAAAAGATTACGATTTTTGGGTAGTGGCTTTCCACGATGCAAATGATGAAACAATTTATAGAAAAGACGCCGATAAAGCAGAAATTTCAAGAATGATGAATGACCCCGATGGTTATTGTAAGGTTTGGAGAGAATTCCAAACAACACACCAACCATCCTATTGGGTTGTGTGGCCTCACTCAGAATCTAAAGATTGGTGTGAAAGAATTACAGGTAATTTAAATCATCAACACGTTAGTTAATTAAAATGAAAATAGAAGTTTCACATGCGGAAATTGTTGATAAGTTAACAATTTTAGAAATTAAAAAAAATAACATTACATCGGTTGAAAAACTAAAAAATATTGTGAGTGAATTTGACTACTTAAAATCCGTGGTTGAAAAATATTTAGGTATTTCAACAGAGTCTCCTGAGTATGTAGAACTATTAAAAGTGAATAAAGAGCTTTGGGACATTGAGGAAAATATAAGAGAAAAAGAAAGAAAAAAAGAATTTAATGACTCTTTTGTACAATTAGCTCGGTCTGTTTATTTTGTTAATGATAAAAGAGCGGAAATAAAAAAAGAAATAAACTTGAAATACTTTTCTACGTTTATTGAGGAAAAAAGTTACAAACCATATTAATAAAAAATGAAATTTATTTATCATCATATGGGATTGGGTGACCATTTTACTTGTAATGCATTAGTAAGATATTATTATAATGTGTTTGGTGAAATCACCTTATTTTGTTACAAACACTTTGAAGAGAATATAAAATTTATGTATAGGGATTTGCGTAATTTTCACACTATTGGTCTGTCTTCGGACCAAGAAGTGGATGAATACATACATAAACATAACATATCTGATGACCTAATAAAAATAGGTTTTGACAAATCAAGGTCATTAAGACACTTAGTAGAAACATTTGACGAGGGTTTTTATCTGTCAGAAAATCTTCCGTTTTCTTTAAGATTCGATGGTTATTTTGTAGAGCGAGATTTAGATAGAGAAATGTTACTTTACAAAACATTAAATCCAAAGGACGAAGATTTTATATTTGTTCATGAAGACCCTGATAGAGGTATGTTTTTAGATAAGAGCAGAATTAGAACCGACTTAAAAATTGTTGGTAACAATAAAAAGTTTTTAATTTTTGATTACATATATTTGATAGAAAAAGCAAAAGAAGTTCATGTTATGCAATCATCTATAAAAGATATGATTAACTCTTATTCGTTTCCAAACACAAAGTTTTTTTTACATAATTACGTAAGAAACTATGATTCATATGCCAATACAAAAGGACTAAACAAATTCGAAATTTTATATTAAAATGACAAAAAAAATAAGACTAATTGATGAAAACTTAATAGGACAACCAGGTCTGTCTAGATACATTGACCCTAAAACAGATTGGGAAAGAGAACCCAACAATTACGATGTTGCGGTATATGTTGACAGAATGTGTTTTGTAATACCAAAAGACAACTCAAAAATAAATTGTGCGTGGCTTATAGAACCACCGATAATTAACGGAGAAAACTATATAGAAATCATTAAAAACAAAAATGACTATAAATATATTTTTACTCACCATAAAAATTTACTATCACAATCAGATAACGTTGTTTATGTTCCTCATGGGGGTACGTGGTTAAGAGAAGAAGACATAAACATTCATGAAAAATCAAAATTAGTTAGTTGTATTTTTTCGTGGAAAAATTGGAACCCTTATCACAGGATGAGATTTAGGGTATTTGACAGATTAAAAAATGATAATAGATTAGATTTTTTTGGGACTGGTTGCGAAAAACCATTAGACTTTAAAATTGATGGATTAAAAGATTACATGTTTTCAATTATTATAGAAAATAGTATTGAGTCCGACTACTTTACTGAAAAACTTTTAGATTGTTTCTTATCTGGAACCATACCAATTTACGTAGGTTCTAAATCAACTTCTAATTATTTTGACGAAAATGGTATAATTTATTTCGAAGGAGACGAAGACTTACCTGAAATTTTAAATAAATTGTCACCTGAGTTGTACCAATCCAAAAAAGAATATGTTGATAAGAACTTTGAGTTAGCAAAAGAATACATGTTTCCTGAAAAAATAATACAAAAATTTTTAGATGAAAATGTATAAAAATATTTTAGTTACCGCAACAAATAGTCCATACTATGAATCGTTACTTACACTTATTAGTGGTGTGCACAAATACAGTGAAGATTTGGTGAATAAAATATATGTATACGATTTAGGGTTAGATTCGTCTGAAATATTAACTTTAAATAAATTAAAAAATGTCACAGTCTTAAAGTTTCCTGACAATCCTACTGAACTACACCCTAAATTTATGGAACCTAAATCTTATGTTTACAAAATTTATTGTATGTACAAAAGTGGTGAGTTAGGAGAAAATGTTCTTTGGATGGATTCAGGGGCGTGCCCTCTAAAGTCTTTAAATACCATTTATGAAAAAATAGAAAAAGATGAGATTTTTTTAGTTGGTGACGTACACACTAACCGAAACTATACCCACACAGAATGTAGAAAATGTATTTCAGCAACTGAGGAAGAGTTGAGCGGTAAACAACTTTGGGCCGGTTTAGTAGGATACAAATCAAATGGTAAGTTTCAAAACATATTTGACGAGGCTTATAAATTATCTTTAATTCCTGGTTGTTTAGACGGAAATCAAGAAAACCATAGACACGACCAAAGTATTTTATCTATTCTTACACATAGATATAACTGCCCAAGACAAGATATCGACATATTTGGTTATTGGACCGATTGGAATCGTAACTTAAAATTGGCTTTAGAGTTAGGTTCTGTTGTATTTGCTCACAGACGTGGGCATAATGATAAATCAAATTTAATATATGAAAATTAATTTTAATGATACCCCCAAATTCTTAATAAATTTAGAAAGACGTACCGACAGGTTAGAATCCGTAAAAAAAGAATTTGAATACATGGGTTGGGAGTTTGAAAGATTTAACGCGATTGATACCAACAGCTATGAAGGTTGTGCGTATTCTCATCAAAAAATCGCACAAATAATTTTAGATAGAGGGTACGAGTATGCCATGGTTTTTGAGGATGACATATTTTTTATGCCATACACCAAAAAAATGATTTCGCAAATTGAGGAAGAATTAAATAAAACTGAATGGTTTTTTTTCCATTTTGCACCGTCAATACACAGACCTCTAAATAAATATTCTGAAAACCTTGTGGACTTGACCAATACACCCCCAAAAGACATTAATAGACACAGAGGTATCTTTGGTACTTCAGGTTTTATTTTGACTAAAGAAGCTTGTGAATATATCATTAAATGGGATACAAATGATGTAATAGAAAATACTCACAAACAGGTTCCTATTGACGAATTTTTAGACAGAGGTGTTTATCCAAACATTCAATCCTTTTCCGCGAAATTACCGTTGATAGTTCAAAAAAGAGATTATTCAGATATAAATAAAACATTTGACTCAAACCATTATGTTATGACGTACAACTGGAATGTTTACTATCCTGATAAATTAGATAATGTTTTTTTAGATTACGATAAATGTTTAGAAATTAGAAACAATGAAAATTAAAATAATGACTGCAATTTATTCTGATTTGAATGGGTCAGAACTTGGTGGTAGAGAAGGTAGAAAAGACCACTATAGATTTTCTTTACTATCACTATTAAAAATGAATAACGCCGATTTTGTATGTTACACATCAAGTAGAGAGGTAGATGATTTAAAAACTTTTTTTTACGATATTAATCAAATACCAAAAGAAAGATTAAATTTTGTGATAAAAGAATTAAATGAGTGTTTGTATTCGGAAATAATAAACAGTGTTAAGGACGTTGAAAAAATGAAAAAATCTGACAGGTGTTATGAAATACAATATTCAAAATTTTCTTGGTACAATAACGAAGACGAAACTTACGATTATTATTTTTGGTTTGATGCGGGATTGTCCCATTGTGGTATAATTCCAAACAAATATTTAAATGGACCCGGATACAGGATATACTACGAATCAAATTTATTTAACGACCAATTTTTAAACAATTTAATTAATTTTTGTGGTGATAAATTTGTTGTAATTGCAAAAGAAAACGATAGGAATTATTGGGAGAGTACCGTAGACCCAAAATATTATACTAATTATGACAGAAGTCTTCATGTTATTGGGGGTATGTTTGGGGGTAAAAAAGAAAATTGGCGTAAAATCGTTGACAAATTTGACGAATATGTAAATATGATTTTACCTGAACAAGGTAGGTTATTCTTTGAGGAACATTTTATGTCTTTGATGTTCCAAAACCATAAAGATTGGTTTAATCCATTATATTTTGATGTTTGGTGGCATGAAGACAATTTTAAAAATAGACCCGAAAGTTTTTTCATAGAAAATAAAAGTTTTTATAAAATATTAGAAGAATTAAATGGATAAGTTAACGTTTGTAACCGGTTTGTGGGACATAAAAAGAGAACAACTAAATCAAGGTTGGTCACGTTCTTTTGACCATTATTTAAATAAGTTAGATGAGCTTTTAAGAGCTGACTTTAATATAATTATATTTGGTGACAACGAATTAAAGAAATTTGTTGAGCAAAGAAGAGGACACGAAAACACACAATTTATTTTACGAGACAAAGAGTGGTTTAAAACTACGGTACCTTTTGAAAAAATACAATCTATTCGTAATAATCCTGATTGGTACAATCAGGCTACTTGGTTAAAAGAGTCAACACAAGGTTCTTTAGAATGGTACAATCCTCTTGTTATGTCCAAAGTGTTTTTGTTAAACGACGCAAGACTTATGGACAAATTCGATTCTACACACTTGTATTGGATTGATGCGGGTATCACAAACACAGTACACCCTGGTTATTTTTCTCACGATAAAATACATGAAAAGTTACCCAAACTATTTAATCGATTTGGATTTGTTGCATTTCCTTATGAAGCAAATAACGAAATACACGGTTTTCCGTATCCTAAAATAAACAGTTACGCAGAATCAGATGTAAAACTTGTTTGTAGAGGTGGTTTATTTGGCGGTAGAAAAAACGACATTGGAAATATAAACGGACTTTATTATGATTTACTATTTTCAACCATAAACGAAGGTTTTATGGGTACAGAAGAATCTATTTTTAGTATTTTAATGTACAGAAATCCTAATTTGATTGAATATGCGGAAATAGATGATAATGGTTTAATAAATAAGTTTTGTGAGGACTTAAAAAACGACAGGGTTGAGGTTAAGACGACAGGAAAGAAAATTAAAAATGGGGATTTAGATATTAATAACACCGCTTTGTATGTCATAACTTTTAACAGTCCAAAACAGTTTGAAACTTTAATAGAGTCGATGATACAATATGACACAAACTTTATAGATAAACCAAAAAAATATCTATTAGATAATTCATCAGATTTGTCGACATCAGAAAAATACAAAGAACTTTGTGAAGAGTTTGATTTTGAATATATTAAAAAAGACAATTTGGGAATTTGTGGCGGTAGGCAGTGGATTGCGGAACACGCACAACAAAATGAATTTGATTTTTATTTCTTTTTTGAAGACGATATGTTTTTTTATCCCAAAAATGGAGATGTATGTAAGAATGGATTTAACAGAAAAGTAAACGATTTGTATGTTAACACTTTAGAAATTGCGAAGTTTGAAAATTTAGATTTTATTAAAATGAATTATAGTGAATTTTATGGTGATAATGGAACTCAGTGGTCTTGGTATAATGTCCCACAAACCGTAAGAGAACAATTTTGGCCCGAAAAACCATCACTACCTGTTCGAGGTTTGGACCCAAACGCGCCTAAAACTAAGTTTACTAAAATTTTATCACATAATAATATACCGTATGCAACTGGTGAAATTTATTATTGTAATTGGCCTCAGGTTGTTACAAAACATGGAAATAAAAAAATGTTTTTAACAACAACTTGGGCACATCCCTTTGAACAAACATGGATGAGTTACATTTATCAAGAAACCAAAAAGGGTGAAATAAGTCCCGGTCTATTATTAATCACACCAACAGAACATAATAGATTCGATTTTTATGATGCTAGTTTAAGAAAAGAAAGTTAATTGGTATTTATATAATACCAATGGAATTCTTTATCAAGAAAAATGCAACTTTACCTGTGTTAAAAATGCAGGTCGTTAAAGATGGTAGAAGTGATTACCGTCACTTTATGGATTTATTAGAAACATCAACTATTGCCTTTTCTATGGTTGATACAACTACAGGCATACCAAGAATTGCTTCAAGGCCCGCATATATTGTAGAAAAAACATTTGTTGACCCACAAACCCCGCCTGAATATTATATCTATTTTCAATTCACAACACGAGAAACAAGTAGACCGGGTAGATTCCAAGGGGAATTTATTCTAAGAACAAATGACGGTAATATTATACTACCTATTAGAGATGAGTTATTCATCAATATTCAAGATTCATTTATTTCAACGAACCCATGTTGTTAATGTGATTTTGTTTCTTATATTTATGTTTGAATGAGAAGGTAAACTCCGTCCTTGTACGGAAGATAATGAACCACTCGGAAAGGAACATATGATAAGTAACGAAGAAATCAAATCATTTTTGGAGGGTAATGACCCTGAAGAACACATCGTAGCGGTAGAGTACGATTACACAACAGACGCAATTTACAAAATTAAGGAAATCCCCAACAAGGGAAAAACCATCATCAAAGACAATTTTATTGCCTTTGCTTGGGTTGGTGACCTAAAGGACTGTAACTTTTATCAAAGTTCACGGGCACTACAAAAAGAAGGAATGTCCAAACATGGTATTGTTATAGACAAATTAAGAACCGATGGACATCCACGATTAGAACGTGGATTAACCTACATGGTTAAAAGTTTAAAAGGGTATCGACATTTGATACAATTTTTCCGTGATGGCGGATTGGACCCTTGGGGTGAAAAAACAAGAGATAAGATATTGATACTTCCACCCGTAGAACAATTCCTAATTCAGAAAGAAAAACGATTGTTCAAAGGATATGAAGAATACAATGACATCACAAGGTTTGTATATGACTTAGAAACGACCTCGTTAGAACCCAAAGACGGTCGTATCTTCATGATTGGAATGAAAACAAACAAAGGGTTCAAAAAGGTAATTGAGTGTGCCACTGAAGAACAAGAAAGGGATGGATTGATTGAATTTTTCCAAACGATAGATTATCTAAAACCAAGTATTATCGGTGGATACAATTCAGCAAACTTTGACTGGTATTGGATATTTGAAAGATGTAAGGCACTTGGATTGGATATAAAAAAGATAAGTAGAACACTTAACAACGAGAAAACAATATCACAATCAGAACAGTTACTTAAACTTGCCAACGAGGTAGAAAAGTATAATCAAGTTGGTATGTGGGGATATAATGTAATTGATATAATTCACGCAGTTCGTAGAGCACAGGCAATTAATTCCAATATCAAATCGGCGGGATTGAAGTATATTACAACTTATTTGGACGCCGAGGCTGAAGACCGTGTGTATATTGACCACACTGATATTGGTTCTATGTATTCTAATAATGAAGAATATTGGTTGAATATTAAAAATGGTAAGTACAAAAAAGTTGGTGTTGACCCAAAGATTGACTCCGCTTGTTTGAAACATTCTGACACATATATCAAAACTACAGGTAGTGATATTGTTGAGAGGTATCTTGATGATGACTTAGAAGAAACCCTTATTGTGGATGATGAGTTTAACCAAGGTTCGTTCCTTTTGGCTTCGTTAGTTCCCACAACTTATGAACGTGTAAGTACGATGGGCACCGCAACTTTGTGGAAGATGATTATGTTGGCTTGGTCATATAAACAAGGACTTGCCGTTCCTGAAAAGGAACAAAAAACTTCATTCGTTGGAGGTTTGTCCCGATTGATTAAAGTTGGATATTCAAGGTCGGTTCTAAAACTTGACTTTAGTTCTCTGTATCCATCTATTCAGCTGGTTCACGATGTATTCCCCGACTGTGACATTACAGGTGCGATGAAAGGGTTCTTGGGATTCTTCCGTAACTCTCGTATTATGTACAAACAACTCGCAGAGGAATACGAAAAGTCGGACCCAAAGAAATCAAAATCATACGACCGCAAACAATTACCAATTAAAATCTTTATTAACTCAATGTTTGGTGCGTTGTCAGCCCCGCAGGTATTCCATTGGGGTGATATGTACATGGGCGAACAGATTACTTGTACGGGTAGACAATATCTTCGTCAGATGATTAAATTCTTTATGGCTCGTGGATATCAACCCCTTGTAATGGATACGGACGGTGTAAACTTCTCAGCCCCAGAAGGTGTGGAGAATCGTAAATACATTGGTCGTGGTAACAATTGGAAAGTAAAAGAAGGTAAGGAGTATACAGGAGCGGCTGCGGATATCGCCGAATATAATGACATATTCATGAGAGGTGAAATGGCATTAGATAATGATGGTGTTTGGCCCGCATGTATTAACTTGGCTCGTAAGAACTACGCTTTGATTACAGAAAAAGGTAAAATCAAATTGACAGGTAACACAATCAAATCAAAGAAACTACCTGGTTATATTGAGGAGTTTATTGATAAAGGAATCAAAATGTTGTTGGATGGTGATGGTAAAGGTTTTATAGAATATTACTATGAATATTTGACCAAGATTTTTGAAAAACAAATACCTCTTCTTAAGATTGCTCAGAAGGCTAAAGTTAAACAAACAATTGATGATTATGTATTTAGATGTACACAAAAAACTAAAGCGGGTTCATTGATGTCAAGACAAGCCCATATGGAGCTTGCAATTCAGAATAATATGCACGTTAATTTGGGTGATGTTATTCTGTATGTAAACAATGGAACACGAGCATCTCATGGTGACGTTGTAAAGAAAGGAGATACCGTAACGATTAATTGTTATATGTTGGACCCTGCAGAATTGGAATCAAACCCAAATATGACAGGTGAATATAATGTTCCTCGTGCAGTGTCAACATTTAATAAAAGGATTGAACCATTCTTGGTTGTATTTAAACAAGAAGTTAGAGATGCTTTGATAGTCGATGACCCAAAAGATAGGGGATTGTTTACCACAGAACAATGTGAATTGATTAATGGTTTACCTTTAGATGAAGGCGGTCAGGACGATTTGTACAAAGATGTTTTGGATATTACACCCGAAGAATTAGATTATTGGAATAGAAGAGGTTTATCTCCTGAATACATTTACGAAAGAGCGGAAGAAGGTTGGGGTCAGTATATGAGTTAATCAAACTTAATACCATCGGAAGACATAATATACCAACTACCGCCCGCAAATCTTAACTCAACACAGGCACCTTTAGATATACTTAGTTCGTCCCACTCTTCGTCTATTTTACCTTTGTCAGGTATAATTAAAACATTATTTAAAACTTTAATCTTGATTCTATCAGTAGTGGTAGAATCAAGTTTTATTTTACAAAAGTCAGTTTGCCTTATTATTAAAATATCTTCTCCTTTTGTACTATAAAACTCATCTGAAATTAATGCAACTTCTGAAGTTGTTACTTCGTGTCCATTTATGTATTTTCTAATTGGAATTGAACGTATAACCGCCATATTAAATAACTGTAATCGGTTGTGGGAAGGCTCTAAACTTGAGTTGTTTGTTCAAGTTCTCAGACAATAAAGCTTCTCTTTCCATTACTTTTTCAGGTCTTAATCTGGTCAGAGTCCCATCAGCGCCTATCAATTCTTCAATTAATTTGGCCTTTTCATCCTTGGCTTCAGTTTGTAATGAAGTGTAGTCCATTGTAAGTTCTGAATCAGGTGTTTTTAGATTTCCTGAAAATTTACCTCTAACCCTTGCTAATGTTTCTTTACAATAAGCGGTAAACCATCTTCTCACCCATTGTCTTGCCGGCACGTTTATGTCAACCCAAGACAATCCATAAAGTGGAATATCTGAAGGTAATTTGACTATATCGGGATTGTCCCTTAAACATTGGTCTCTATCTTGTTCACATGCCTCATAGTAGTAATACCACACTCTACGTCTATTAACTTCCATGTTACCAAAGTCAAACTTACCACCCGGAACGTTGTACAACCATACCGCTTTTTTACCATCAGGAAGTGCGGTTATTTTGTATGTTAAATCAGAACTAACTAATCTGTTTTTTATATTTACGTCCTGTAAACGAGCAAGAACGTCATAACCTGAAAACATAGTGTATCCCCCACCCCAACCAATTTGTGAGAATCCACCAGGTCCGCCTAATCCTGTTCCACCCAAGAATCCGAAAGACCAAGGGTCAAACAAAATATTGTTTTGTTCTGCGGGCGTAAACCATAATAATTCGTTAATTTCTCTACACGCAGGTATTTCATATACTTGTTGATTAGGTACCAAATCAAAATAGTCCTTTTTTAGAACCCAAGGACCATTTGCTTGTAACCCAACAATTTTAGAATATGCGTACGTGTATTGAGTTTCCCAATCTAAACTTCTTGTGACCAAAGCATTTGCCAACGACTGTGCGTCTAAATCTAATCCATAAAGAGAAGTCCATTGAGAGTTAATTAACCAATCTAAAACATATTGACTATAATCATCAATAGATAATTGTAAAAGGGAATCTAATTGTTCGTCTTCTAATTCAACACTTCTCAATGGTGCACCCAAGAGATGTCTTATTCTTGTAAATAATTGGGTTCTTTCCGGTTCAGGTATTGTTGCCATACCATATAAATATCAACAATTATGATATTGAATACAAAAGAGAGTCTACTGAGAATACATAAAACCCGTCACCAATTTCTATTAAATCATTTTTGAAAACTTTTACACCTGATTTTTCATTTTCAAATATCATCCAATCGGTTCTGTATTTGGTTATTTTACCTGATGAATAAACTTCATATGTATTGTCTTTTGTTTTCAACATTTTCCAAAAAGGCTTTATCTGTGCGGTATGCCATTTACCATCTTTCATGAATTTTGCATCGTTTCCTTTAAAGTCTTCTTGGTTTCCATGTCCCCCTGTGTGGTCAACATTTTCTTCACCCATAATTTCTCTCATTTTGGTAATAACACGAGCTTCCCTTCTTTCACCTGCAGAATAAATTTTGTCCAAAATCGACATAATATTTTTAAACAATTCTCCGTTTGTGTCAAATATTTCTGCTTTGAAATATTTTAACGCTCTACGGTATCTTGTAAATTCTTTAATTTTTTCTTCTTCTGATTTTGCGGTTAGATATGTAAATTCGGGTCTACCTAAAGATTTAACTTTTTTGTTAATTTCTTCGGCCAAATAACAAAAAACCGCAATGTTTGTGTTAAAGTTGTTAATCAAAGACCTTTTACCTTCACTACCTTCAAAGTTATAAACACCTTGACCTTGTTCTTTTGTTGCTTTTTTGAACAGTGAAGAAAACTTATCTTGCACATATCTATCAATGTCTTTTCTATATTCTTCGTAAAGGTCAGGATGTGAGTTTAAAAAACTTTCGTATTTTTTTGTTACAGGTGAAGGACACATTTTTGGTTCCATAGATTCAAAGATAAAGGGTTTAATTGATTCCTTTATCGGTATCTTTAATTTACTTTTCAACGAGTTATCAACATAGTCCCAATTCACAACATTCCAAAAGTTTTTGATGTATTCATCTCTTTTGTTTCTGTATCTAAGGTAATATGCATGTTCCCATAAATCCAAACCCAATAAAGGATAACCCCCACCTTCGATTGTATTCATTATTGGATTGTCCTGATTTGGTGTGGACATAATCTTTAACTTTTCATCGTCAGTCATTACCAACCAAACCCATCCTGAACCAAATCTTTCTTTGGCAATGGTCTCAAATTTTTTCTTAAATGAAACAAACGAACCAAAATTTTTGTTGATGTGTTTTGCAATCTCACCTCTTGGTGTCATTTTTTTTGGTGTTAACATATTCCAAAAAAGTTGGTGATTGTAAGCACCTCCCGCATTGTTCCTAATTGTTTTGTTGTACTTTTTAATTCCCTGAACAATCTTTTCTAAGTCATCAGGCGCGTCTTTGTTTTCAAGAGCGTTGTTAAGTTTATCAACATATCCCTTATAATGTTTGTTGTAATGAACATCCATTGTTTCGGGGTCAATAAACTTTTTTAAGGAATCGTAACCGTAGGGTAATTTTTCTACTTTGATTTTTCTTGCTTGGTTTGTGGCTTTTTCGTTTCTTTTACGAGTTTCTTTAAGTGCTTCTTTAATTAGAATTTCTTCTTCTAATTCTTGAACTCTGTTAACTAAATTTTTCATTATCTAATCGTATTTTTATTTCATTATAAATAATACGACTTTACCATTTTATCTAAAGTTATTAATTCTATCTAAGATTTCTGACGCCACATCACCCCCATCTACATTGTCACCCATAATGGTTTCAAATATATTTTTCTTCTTCTGAAGTATGTCATAGATAATTCCTTCTATGGTGTTATCAAAAATTGGATAGTAAACCAACACTGAATTTTTTTGTCCAATACGGTATGCTCGGTCTTCGGCTTGTGAGTGGTCGGACGGTAAAAATGATAAGTCGTTCATAATAACGACTTCGCCTGCGGTTAGTGTTAAACCAACACCTGCCGCTTTTATATTTCCAACAAAAACCTTGATTGATTCGTTGTTTTGAAATTGGTCAACAGCAAATTGTCTTTCTTTTTGAGAACAAGAACCGTCAACACGAACCGCAATTTTACCAAACTTTTCTAAAATTAATTCCAATGAATTTGTAAAATTGGTAAAGATAATAACTTTCTTGTCTTGTTCCAACACACTTTCAATTAACTCAATAGTTGCATTTATTTTTTCTTTAGCAATTACCTGACGAACTTTTGTAAGTTTAGAAAATTGAATTGTTAATGAATCGGCTTCACCGCTTTTGTCGTACCAATCATAATATTCACCCATCAGTTCTTCGTATTCTTTTGATTTTAATCTCAAGTAAACGGGTGTTATAATTTTTTCAGGTAGGTCCAAAATGTTTTCTTTTAATCTTCTTAATACTTGTCTTTGGGTTCTTTCTCTTAACTCGTCCAAGTTAGACGCACCACTAACGTTCCAAACTTTTCTTTTTCCCGCTCTGAACTGATACCCATTACAATATCTTCTTACATACGCCATCCAATTTGATGCGACGGGGGATTGAATAAGGTTTAATAAATTGTAGTAATTAATTGGTCTTGATGTAATTGGGGTTCCTGTTAAAAGCCACAATCTATCTACCGTTCTAACAAAATCATTTATTAATTTTGTTCTTTGGGCTTGTGTGTTTTGAATGTAGTGAGCCTCATCAATAATAACCAAATCAAACTTTGAATTTAAAATTACCGAATGTTCTTTATTATCAAAGTCGTGGAAGTTCTTTATGATGTCGTAATTAATAATTGTAAAATCGGCATCTTCCCATTTCTTTCCGTCAATAATCGCGATACTTCTGTCGGTGTAGTTTGATATTTCTCTTTGCCAGTTAATCTTCAGAGATGCAGGACATATAACTAAAACTTTTTTTGCATTTGTTTCTAACGCCCCAACAACAGTCGCGGTGGTTTTACCCAAACCCATATCATCCGCCAAAATAAATCTTCTGTTAACAACCAATCTTTTTACCGCTTCTTTTTGGTGGTCCATTAAAGGTCTGTGAGAATACTTGTCAAAATCTAATTCAACGTTTTCGATTGAGTTGTCTTTTAACATTGCGGCTTTTGGAACCCAAAAATCAAATATTTCTTGACCATCAAAAAATTTACCCCAAATGTGAAAGGATAAATCTTTTTCAACCAACAATTTTTCTACATAAATTTTCTGAGGTATTTCAATATATCCTTTGTCATCAGCAATTTTTTCGGCGAAGTATTGGTCAAGGTCGACCCATTTCTTGGCAACCTTTGGTTTTGTGTGTTGATAATTTACAATGTATTCGGCTTGGTTTCTTGTCGGAAAGAATTTTTTGTTTGATTTAGATTTTTGTTGAAGTTTTAATATGTAATTGTTGGCACCGTCATATGTTTCTAAAATATTTAGAGCCTTACTTTCAATAGTATTCCGCACACCTTCAATCATTCGGTAATATAAAAAATAACAAATTTATAGGTATTTATCAATAAGGAACACCAACTAATAAATAATATGGAAAAAAAAGTACCTATAACCCGACTTGGTAAATTCTTTGGGGGTGAAGATTTTGATTTAGATATTGATATGGGTCAGGAATGGCTTGGAGGTGATATGAACTTCACTTTGGTTTTATACAAAGTGGACAAACAAAAAACCAAAGTGGATGATGTGTATGGTGAAGCTTTACAGGACGGAATCCAATTTCAAGCCCCTGTTCAATTTAAAGCCTATGTTAAAATAGTACAACCTGAAAATAAATTTTTAGGAACGTCAAAGATTGCTCAATCAGAACCGGGTAATATGACTTTTTCTGTATATCAAAAAGAGTTGGATAGTTTATCTATTACAATAGATTTTGGTGATTACATCGCCTATTATGAAACAGAATCAAGAGTTAGATATTACAGTGTTGCCAACGATGGTAGGATTGTATCTGATTTAAAACATACATATGGTGGTTACAAACCATTTTATAAAACTTATGTTGCGGTTCCCGTAAACATGAATGAATTTAGAGGATTATAATGAACATTTCAATTAACGAAAACCAAATACTAAATCTGATTAAAAAAATTAATGAAGAGTCAGAAAAGGAGTCTTTGAAAGGAAAGAGGGTTGAGGTTTATTATAACCTACATAAAAAAACCTTTTCTGTAACACTTAATAAAAAAGTTGTTCTTTATGCCGATTATGTAAAATTAACAGATGTCACTTTTAAGGTTAGACAAGGTGGTAAGAAAAAAGTAAGGTCCGAAAAACAAAAGAACGTACATGCTTTTGTTATAGGTGATTTGAAAGATTTTTGTCAATATCCTTGCGGTTCAATCCCTGACGAACCAAATCAAAGAATTATTACATATAATCCATATGAACACGATTCTTTTGTTGTGAAAAAAACACAAGAACCAATCTATAAAGCGTCTGAAGTGGCAATGATAAACCACAGAAACAAGTTATTTATTATTAAAGAAATAAAAAAATAATGGCACTACCCAAAAAAATAGTTAAACCAACACTTCCTTTGGAACCTGTAAGAACTCTTTATCCAAGAAGAGAACAGTTACTTGAATATATCACAAAGGACGGGACTTATTTACCTAAGTCGTTATTACATGACGACTTGGATAGGGGTATGTTGGATTTTGTAAAAGATGATTTATCTATGGTTACTTCGGGTGAAAGAGTTCCCGTTGTTGATATTATTATTACTTCACAAAACTGGGCTCAGTTTACCGAAACATGGAACTTTCAAGACATAGATAAAAACGTTGATTTACCTTTTATCACAATAGTTAGGGAGCCGGAAGTTAAATATGGCTCTAATCCTTTAATCTATACAATACCCGATAGAAAACAATTTTTATTTGCCGTAGTCCCTACTTGGGACGGAAACCGTAGAGGTGCGGATGTTTATACCATTCCACAACCAATACCTGTTGATATTAAGTATCAAGTTAAAATAATGTGTAACAGAATGAGAGAATTAAACCAATTCAATAAAATTGTTATGCAAAAATTCACAAGTAGGCAGGCGTATGCGTTTATAAAAGGACATTATATCCCAATTGTTTTGGATAATGTTGCCGATGAAGATGTGGTTGATTTAGAAAAAAGAAAATTTTATATCCAAACATATTCATTCACAATGTTGGGTATTCTGATTGATGAAGATGAGTTTGAAGTAAAACCCGCAATATCGAGAACTTTGACCATGATGGAGGTAAACACAAAAAAATTGAGAGGAAAAAGAAATGTTTATCCCGAAAATCCAAATCAATTTGTTATTCCTTATAGGTATTCACCATCAATTATAAGTGTTGAAAAAAATTTACCTTACAGAGTTAATTTAGAATTTTTAGATATGGACAATGTGGTAACGTATGATGTGTATATTAATGGTGATTTTTACGGTACCGATTTAACAAGTTTACAAATTAATTCTAATGATGTTCTTAGAATTGATGTGTTAAAAAACATATCTGGAATTGCTGCAACTTTAAATTGGAATGCAACAATAGTCTAACTTTCTCCGTATATATCTTTTTTTTCTTTACACTTTTCCATAATTAAACTTTCTAAAAATTTATAAATTTTAAGTCCACGTTTATCACAGTATTTTTTTAGTGTTTCATGTGATTCTACGGATATTTTTAGGTTCTTTATTTTCTTAGTGTTTTTTTCCATTACAGAGGTAGAAATTAGGCAGAAAATAATCTGCCCAATTTATAAATACATTAATAAATGTAAAGTTTTTGTGTTTTTGGTGGATATTTATACAATAAAATAAATCAAAGAATAAAAGAAAAACAGAATGGCAAGTTCAAATAAAGTATTCGTATCACCTGGTGTGTATACGTCAGAAAGAGATTTAAGCTTCGTAGCTCAAAGTGTGGGTGTAACAACTCTCGGTATTGTTGGAGAAACAATTAAAGGTCCGGCTTTCGAACCTATTTTCATCACAAACTATGATGATTTTCAGTCGTATTTTGGAGGAACCCAACCCGAAAAATTTGTTAACACTCAAATACCAAAATACGAGGCAGCATACATAGCTAAATCGTATTTACAACAATCTAATCAACTTTTTGTAACAAGAGTGCTTGGATTATCAGGATACGACGCTGGTCCGTCTTGGTCTTTAACAACAATCGCCAATGTTGACCCAACAACTATTGGAATAGACTCAAACTTAACAACACCTTTTAGTTTTAATTTTTCAGGTACAACAGGAAGCTCGTCTTCAATTGATTTCTTAACCGCATTACCTACCCCAATTCAAAATCATTTTGGTGAATATACACAGTTTAATGGAAGTGTTTCAACAATAAGTGGTGACATTCAAAATTATATATATGATTTAGCAATAGACGGTATGTTTTCTGCGGCGTCAACTTCGATTGATTATTTTGGTAGTATTGCAACCAATGACTATACGGGTTATACGTCACTTGTTTATACAACCGAAATAAATGATTTAGGTGTAAACGATGTGGATTTATCACTTAACGATTTAGAAAATGACCAAAATGATGAATGGTACTACGCTTTGTTTGACAATGAAGGTGATTGTACATATTCGGGATATTCGTTTTACATTAACGTTACAGGAGCAACTGATTTAGGCAGTGGTAGTTTCTCGGGTTCAGTATCGGGCACATTATATACTTATTCAGGTGTTTCTTATTGTGATTATGATGATGTTGTTGTAGCAACTTTAAGGTCAAGAGGTATTGCAACTTATGTTGGTTCTAACTATGGTCCTGAATATTTTTGTACAGGTGCCACAGTAGATTGTACTTCCGTACCAACCTATGGCGATATATCTAAAAATCCTTTTGCTACTTTTGCGATTACGGGTGGTACTATTGAAAGTACTACTTTTAGTTTTGAAACGTCTTTATCTCTATCCGCGGCTAATTACATAGACAGGGTTTTTGGTGTTACAAACTTCGGTAAACCTAGAAGAGATGTCCCAATGTTTGTTGAAGAAACGTTCCCAACCTTCTTAAATAATTCGTACAATCAAGGATACATTAGAGGTATAAATTGTAGTTTTGTTAATCTACCAAGTGCGAGAAGTAATTCTTCTTCATCGATAGGTTGGTATTTAGATAGATATCAAAGTGCTGAATCTCCTTGGGTTGTATCACAATTAGAAGGTACTAAAGTAACTAAATTATTTAAAGTACATACAATATCTGATGGTGATTCGGCTAACGTAGAAATAAAAATTTCAATATTAAACATTTCGTTTACAAATGGCACATTTGATATTGGTGTTCGTAGTTATACCGATACAGATTCTAATCCTGTTTTCTTAGAGAGATTTACTAACTGTACTATGGACCCAGCGTCTAATAGTTATGTAGGTAAAAAAATAGGTAGTTCAAACGGAGAATACGCTTTATTGTCTAAGTTTATCATGTTGGAACTTAACGAAAACGCACCAATAACATCATTACCATGTGGTTTTGAAGGTTACAACTTTAGGAAGTATACAGGTGCAATAAGTCCATTTCCTATCTATAAAACCAGATATAATTTCCCAAATGAAATTATCTCTAATCCTCCTTTTGGAAATGCGGTAGGTGGTGACAACGCAGTATATAGTTCTGGCGACAAAATCAGACAAACTTATTTAGGTTTCTCAACGGCTTATGCTTATGGTTGGGACCCTGACTATTATACCTATAAAGGTAAATTAAATCCTTCTAACATTTGTCAGGTTGACTCATTACCTTGGAACTATTTGTCAAAAGGATTTCATATGGATTCGGGAGCGACTGTTGTTACTATTCCGGCAATTTATTCTACTTCAGGTACTTCTATGTTTGATGTAGGAGATGCGTCGTTCCAAACAGACCCAACTAATCCAAATAACCCTTATTACACAATCCAATCACGTAAATTCACATTCTTGGTTCAAGGAGGTTTTGACGGTTGGGACATTTACAGAGAAACAAGAACAAATACTGACAGGTTTATTATTGGTGGTTCGGGGTGGGCGAACGGGGCTTGTGATGCTTTAAACAGATACCCAAGTGCGACAAATGAAGGTATGTTTAAAATTATTACAATAGACCAAGACGTAACAAACTGGTCTAACACCGACTACTACGCTTACTTATTGGGTATTCAAACATTTAACAATCCTGAAGCGGTAAACATAAATGTATTAGTTACACCAGGTATTGATTACGTAAACAACGGTAATTTAGTAGAAAACGCTATTGAAATGGTTGAAAGGGATAGAGCAGATTCTTTATATGTTTGTACAACCCCTGATGTTAATGTTTATTTACCTGTAGTTACGGTGGATGATATTATATTACCAACAGAAGCTGTTGACAATTTGAATACAACAGGTATTGATTCAAACTATACCGCAACTTATTATCCTTGGATTTTAGTTAGGGATACAGTAAATAACACTCAAATTTATATTCCCGCAACAGGTGAAGTAACAAGAAACTTGGCGTTAACTGACAATATTGCATTCCCATGGTTTGCATCGGCAGGTTATACAAGAGGTTTGGTAAACTCAATTAAGGCAAGATTAAAACTAACACAAACACAAAGAGATACTTTGTATGAAGGTAGAATCAACCCAATTGCAACTTTTGCTGATGTAGGAACTGTAATTTGGGGTAATAAAACCTTACAAGTTGCAGAATCCGCTCTTGATAGAATTAACGTTAGAAGACTATTACTTCAAACACGTAAATTAATATCAGCAGTCGCAGCTAGATTGTTGTTTGAACAAAACGACGAAAAAGTTAGACAGGACTTTTTGGATTCAGTAAACCCAATTTTGGATTCGATTAGAAGAGACAGAGGTTTGTACGATTTCCGTGTGACAGTTTCTTCAGACCCTGCTGATTTGGACAGAAACCAATTGGTTGGTAAAATCTATCTGAAACCAACTAAATCATTAGAATTTATTGATATAGAATTCTTGATTACACCAACAGGTGCTTCATTCGAAGACATCTAATAAAAACGATGAGACCGGTTAAGTGCCGGTCTCATTTTTTAGCCATTTCTAAAATTAATGTTTTATAGATATAAACGAATTGTTGAAGGGTTTACAGAATTTGGGACCCCAAGTTTAAAATATTATGCCTTTGATTGGGATGACAACATACTGTCTATGCCAACCAAAATCATGGTTTTAGACGAAAACGGGGAAGAGGTTGGTATGAGTACAGAAGATTTTGCTGAATACAGAAGTAAAATTGGCAAAGAACCTTTTAAATATAATGGTAGAACAATTATAGGGTTAGATTACACAACAGCTTTTAGAAATTTTAGAACAGACGGAGACGAACAATTTAAGGTAGATGTTTTTGACGCAGAAAAAGGACCTGTATGGAACGATTTTGTTGAGGCAATTAATAATGGTTCTATTTTTGCAATAATAACCGCTAGAGGTCATTCACCACAAACAATAAAAGATGCGGTTTACAATATGATTGTAATGGATTTTGGTGGAATTGATAAAAAACAACTAATAAAAAATTTAAAGAAATTCAGGAATTTCATGAACATGGACAAACTTTCTGACCGTGAATTAATAATTAACTATTTGGATATGTGTAAATTTTATCCCGTTAGTTATGGTGCCGGAGTTGAGTCCAATCCTGAAGAGGCTAAAGTTGATGCTATGAGGGAGTTTGTTACTTATGTAAAACAATTATCAGAAGAATTAAACCAAAGAGCTAAAATCAAAAATTTAGTTACAAATAATTTTATACCTTCTATTGGTTTTTCAGATGATGATTTAAAAAATGTTGAATTAATGAAAAGTAAATTTGAAGATGACCCTGATAATATAGTACAAACTTATTTAACTAAAGGAGGAATTAAAAGAAAATATTAAGTTCTGGACTGGTCTAGTGGAACTATAAAAGTTAAAAAACAAAAGTAAATACAAAAATATTAATTCGGAGTATTTATAGATACACATAAAATAAAAAATAAAAATATTAAAGAAAATATACTATGGCTGATTTACTCATGAAAATGCCGGTTCCATACGAACCAAAACGTTCGAACCGATTTATTTTAAGATTTGATAGTACATTGGGTTTAAATGAATGGTTTGTTGAATCATCAGGTAGACCATCAATTGACATAAAAGGAGTTGAAATCCCGTTTTTGAATACTTCGACATTTGTGTCGGGTAGATTTACTTGGGGTACAATTAACGTTAAATTCCGTGACCCAATAGGTCCATCCGCAACACAAGCAATTATGGAATGGGTTCGTTTACACGCAGAATCAGTAACAGGTCGTATGGGTTACGCTGCGGGTTATAAGAAAAACGTTGATTTAGAAATGCTAGACCCAACAGGAGTTGTAGTTGAAAAATGGATACTTGAAGGAACTATAATTACAAAAGTTGGTTGGGGTAACGTAGGTTATTCTGATGACAAGTTAGCTGATTTTGATGTAACTTTACAACCTGACCGTTGTATATTAGTTTACTAATACTATATTTTTCATATTTTGTTGATTTAATAATCAACCTAAGTATATTTAAACACAGGGACTAACCCCTGTGTTTTTTTATGGATGAAAATTTGACTAAATTCGGGCAAGAAAATTTTAATTTACCACACGATGTGGTTCCACTACCTACTGGAGGTAGATTTTATAAATCAAAAAAGAAAAGCGTAAAAGTCGGATACTTAACCGCGGCTGACGAAAACCTTTTAATGAGTAATACTAATGATATGATTACTCAACTTATTCGTACTAAGTTATATGAACCAGACTTAAAACCGGACGAGTTAATGCAAGGAGATGTTGAGGCAATATTAATTTTTTTAAGGAATACTGCTTTTGGTCCTGAATATAATATAAGTGTAAACGACCCCGATACAGGACAAAAATTCACGACAACATTATTGTTGGATGAGTTAAACATAAAAAGACCTGAACAAGAACCTGATGAAAACGGACATTATAAAGTTGTGTTACCTAAAAGTGGGGTTGAAGTCAAATTGAAACCTTTATGTTTAAAGGATACAAAAGATTTAGATGTTATGGCACAATCATACCCACCAAACATGGTAGTACCCAAAGTTACATGGGCGTTACAAAAACAATTGATTGAAGTTAATGGTAGTAAAGATTCCAATGAAATATCTAAGTTTATCCAATCAATGCCAATTTCAGATTCTAAATTTATACGTGAGTTTTTGGATAAAAATGAACCAAGATTAGATTTGGTTAAAACAGTTTATACCCCGTCAGGAAAAAAAGTTGATGTTTCTATCAACTTCGGGGTGGAATTTTTTCGGGTTTTCTTCTGATTATAGAAGCTTACTTATCGACGAATTTTACGTTTTGTCGAGACATACTACAGTCACGTATAGTGATTTTTTAACAATGCCTAGTTTTATGAGAAGATATCTTATAGATAAATTAGTAACTGAATTTACCAAAAATGATTAAGATACCTATTTATAAGTAAAAAATGGCAGATACGGGCAGTACATTTAATTTTCAAAAAATTACTGAAGAGATAAAAAACGCTTTCAGTACATTGGCGGAAAGTATGAACGCATTGTACAAGGGGTTAGATGTACAAGCAAGTTCTATTGTTGGTGCCATGGGACAATCTCGTCAATATGCTGCTGGTATCCAACAGAGTTTATCATTAGCGGTACCTGAATTACAGGCGATATCAACGGGAAGTATAGATTTTGCAGACGCTTTAGCCAAGGCAAAAAAGGCTCAAGACGAAATTTTAGATGGTTTACAAGTTAATCTTTTATTAACAAGTCAACAAATGGTTGCAATTGCTGAGGTAACACAAGCGTATAGTTTACAGGCGGGTACCGTTGGAACAATGGCTGAAAATTTTATTACAGTCGGTAAATCTATTAACGATTTTCCCGAGGCATTAAACGCCGCAGCTAACAACGCAAGAGCGGTCGGAGTTAACGTCGATGCCGTAATGAAGAACATTAGTATAGGTTTGGACGATATGAACAAGTTTGGGTTTGAGGATGGTGTTGAAGGATTAGGTAGAATGGCAGCTCAAGCAGCGGCTTTAAGAATAAACATGAAAAGCATTTTTGACTTTGCCGAAAAAGTATTTGACCCTGAAGGTGCAATTAAAATGGTTGCTGCTTTTCAAAGAATGGGAGTCGCTGCTGGTGACTTGGCTGACCCATTTAGATTAATGTATTTGGCGAGTGAAGACACTGAAGAACTAACAAAACAAATTTCTAAAGTAACCGAAGGATTTACATTCTTTAATGAAAAAACCAAATCATTTGAATTATACCCAAATGCAAAACGTGATTTGAGAGTTCTTCAAACCGAAACAGGAATTGCTTATGACGACTTGGTTAAAATGAGTCAAGCGACTGAAAGATTAAAAATAGTTGGTAGAGATTTAAAATTGGGTGGTGATATTCCTGAAGAAACAAAACAATTTATTGCTAACGTAGCACAGTACGACAAAACAAAAGGTGGTTTTGTTGTTAAGTTAAATACCCAGGGTGATACAAAATTAGTTAGCCAAATAAACAGTGCGGATATAAAGGCGATACAGGATGCGAATGCTGAGTTATCCCCCAAAGAAATCGCGAGAGCAGCACTCGATACCGAAAAAATAATACAAGCCGACGTGGCGGCAATAAGAGCCACAATTGCGGGACCATTAGCGGGAACTAGAATTGTTTCCTCGTCCCAAGAAATACTTCGTGGTGCAACAGGAACCGCAAGAGAAGGGTTTACAAACTTAGTAAGACCTAGAGAGTTTCAGTCAAATGTTGACCAAGCAATATCTTCTAGTATAGGAACACTAAATGATGTTATATCAGGTAAACAAGGATTGGGAGATGTTTTGGGTAAATTTGCAAAATTTGGAGATAATTTTGTTACAGGATTGGAAACACTATCCAACAGAGTTATGAGTTTTGATTACTCAACACAATTCAAAAAAGACATTATGCCTGATAACGTTTTTGCTGGTTTAGGAAATACAATTACAGATGTTGTGTCAAAAGGTTTTGTTGAACTAAGTAAATCGTTTGGTGTTGATGTTAAAAGCCAAACATTAACACAAAATGTAAATCAAAACACAAACGTAAAAGTTGAAGACATTAAAATAGACGTTTCAGGTTCTGTTAGTGTAAATGGAAAAAACAACGAACAAGTGACAATAAGTCCTGAGTTAAAGAGTTATATAGAAGGTATAATTAGAAGTGAAATTGAAAAAAATAATAATATTGGTAAAGCAATGCCATTAAAACCAAATACGACTACACAATAAAAAACCGTGGAGTAATCTATTTATAGAAAACATATGGCAGAAAGTCCATTATCATATTTTTCTACCTTTATACTCAGACAAAATTTACTGGGTAGAAACCTTCCACCCTACAACGTACCCGGTATATATTCGGGAAAAAATGATAGGGCGGCGGGTGATTTATTTTTAAGAGACTTTTCAGTTGTTAATACACCTGACCCATTAGTTAATGAACCTTATCTTACTGATGCGTATAAAAGAAATGAGTACGGACCTAACGGTGGTTATGATAAAGACATTAGTTTTATTACCGATACTGAACCAACACAACCAAATCAAGGGGCTTACGGACCAACACCACCATTTTTAAATGCTATAGTTAGATATAATTTTACTTTTAGAGCAGCAAACGCAACAAGAAATAAGTTTGCTCCCCTTCCTGTTGTAGATATAACTCAAAGTGCTCAAACATCATATACGTTTGTTTACGACAACTCAATAGACAGAACGGTAATTCCTACATTCCAAAACTATTGGACACCACCAAGTTTTGTTCCTTCTATTTATACCCCATATAATATTCTTTTACAAGGTGACCCTGTGGGTGACGACGGATTGTTATCTGAAGATTCAGACCCGATGAAACTATCCGCTAAAAATCTAAAAGACAATTTACAATATAGAGTTGACCAAAATGTTAGAAATCAAACAATAGGTAGATTAAACATATTGAACGGACTAAAAGACCCATTTAATTTGGCTCAAATACTTGCAGGAAAAAGACCGTTAGTGGCTAGAGATTGGAAAATTACGGTTAGCGGCGGAATATTAGGTAATGGTATGGATATCCTGCAAAGATTTGCTGGTGTAACAATTCCTGTATCACCAATACCGGGTGATTATTTTGACGAAGACATGGAACAAAAAAACTATGGTAGTGCTTTCTCACAAATCGCTGCATATAGAAGTGGGTTCGTAGGTAAATTATTAGGACGTAAAACAGACAGAGGTAGAACACCATCTGAGTTATTTTTGGAATATACTGGTTCAGGTCAAAAATCTCAATTACAGGCTAACATAGATATGAACCGATATAGACCAAACTACCAACTTACAAAGGGAGGTAATTTGGTAAGTCGAATAGTTGGTGCAATTACATCAATATTTGACTCACCCGCAGGTTCTGGTGATTTTTATGTTGGTGGTACAGACAGAGACCCATCAACACTTACATCACCACCAGGTCAAGTACCTTTAAATGATGTGGGAAAAGAAGTGAATGCGCCCGTATACGGTAATGACTTATTGGCTAAATTATTTGAAGGTGAAGATAAGGATTTTAAATTTGGTTTAGCAGGTAGGGCATACGAAGACGACGGAAGTATACAAGGTGGATTTACTTGGGTATCACCAAAATACAAAAAAGACGCAGGAAATTACGTTGGACCTGGCGGTAAAGTTTTTGGTGCCGACCCACAATTTAATGAGATTAGTAATACACTACAAGCCACAGAATCAACAAGATACGAGTTTACACCAAACTCAATACTATTTAATACACAAAAATTAATTGACTCAATACCGGAAGGAAAGGCAAGATTTGCTCACGTAGGAAATGCAATAGACCAAACGGCGAAAGTATTTAATGATGGGTACAAAGAAATCACTAAAGGTTCAAAAGTAATTTCTTATAAATCACAAAATGGTGTTGAAGTAGGACAAGAATACTGTAGGATTTTTACCAAAGACACACCATATTATACTTTTACCGACTTACAAAAAAGAGAAGGTATAACAAATTACGGAAGAAAATTCGCCGACTCGGTTTTGGATAACACATATAACTTAAACATCGCACCATATAAAGGAACGGATTCTACAAACATAGTACCAAACAATAATAATGGTCTTGGTGGTTATGCTAGAAAATATATGTTTTCTATTGAGAATTTGGCTTGGAGAACAGGAGCAAGACCCGATTACAGAGTTCAAGATTTACCCGTATGTGAAAGAGGACCTAATGGAGGTAGGGTTATGTGGTTTCCACCATACGATTTGAAATTTGATGAGAGCGTTACCCCATCATTTAAAGACCATGATTTCTTAGGAAGACCTGAACCTGTATATACTTACACAAATACAAAAAGAACCGGTACGTTATCTTGGAAGATGGTAGTTGACCATCCTTCTGTTGTAAACATACTTGTTAACAAAGTGTTGGCATCTGAAACAGACAGAGCTAAAGTGGATTCTGTAATAAATTCTTTTTATGCCGGATGTAGAAAATATGATTTATATGAATTGGCCAGACAGTATAATACAATACCCACTAGTGAACTATACACTTATCAACAAATATTAAACAACCCAAATTCAACACAGGAAGATGTATCCGCAATAAGTAATGCAACTAATAACGATAGTCAAACAGTACAACAACCAACAGAGGTAAATCTAAACAAATATCAAAACTTAGGGTTTTATTTTGAAAACGACATACCCGACCCAAACACCACACAGGTTTTCTCAACCCAACCATTTGAAAATTTAGTTGGTCCATATTTAGGTCTTAAACAATTTTACGTTGACCAAAACGCCAAAAACGGAGGAACCGTACAAGAACAAATAGGCAATTTCTTTGATGACATAATTAGTGACAATTACAATCAATCTAAAGAACTATTAAAAGATATTATTAATGTTGTAAAAAATAAAAACGAAAGAGTAACAATCAGACTACAAGGTAGTGCGTCTGCACCACAAAGCAAAACATACAACGATAAACTTTCCCAAAGAAGAATTGATAGTGTGTTACAGTATTTTTCAGGATTTACATTTCAATCAGGGGAAGAAACATTAAGTTTGAGTAACTTGATTGACGAAGGTAAAGTATTAATACAACCTTTAGCTCTTGGAGAAAACGCAGAAGGCGTACAACCAAGAAGTTACAACAAAAATACCACATTAGATTCTTATAATTGTACCGATGGCGATTTGGCAACAACCCAAGACTTGACTGTTAAGTGGTATGGATTAAACGCAATGGCGTGTCGTGTGGTTAGAATTAGTAGTATAACTTCTGAACCATTGTCTTCTACACCACCACCCGATATAACCGCAAATCAGAATGACGCATTGGCCGCTCAAGGAAGAACACCACAACCACAAAAACCACAACCACAGATAGATTTACTACAACAAGTAAAACAAGGTATAAGTAAAAAAATACTAAGATATCTACTATCTGAATGCGACTATTTTGAAGTATTAAAAGAAACAAATCCATTCGTATTTGATTCTATTAAAGATAAAATAAAATATTTTTCGCCAGTCTTTCACAGTATGACACCTGAAGGATTAAATGGTAGATTAACTTTCTTACAACAATGTACAAGACCTGGTGACACAATACCTACAATTGGTGCTAACGGTGAAAAAATATATAACGATGCTATAAACACCGCTTTTGGAGCACCTCCCGTATTGGTATTGAGAATTGGTGATTTTTATAATACAAAAATAATTCCCACAAGTTTAAGTTTAAAATATGAAAATCTTGATTTAAATCCTGAAGGAATTGGTGTACAACCTATGATAGTTGATGTAACTTTAGGATTTAACTTTATTGGTGGTAGTGGACTTAAAAATCCTGTAGAAAGACTACAAAATGCATTGTCATTTAATTTCTACGCAAATACTGAAATATATGATGAAAGAGCAACACCAACTGTAGATACGTCGGCACTTGACAAGGCGTTAGTACAGGCGATAATTGACCAAACACCTGTGGTTGGTGTGAATAGTGTAAACAACGTCCAAGAGAACGATTTTGGAAAAACAATTGGTGACATTACACTAAGAACACAAACAGAGACTGCTGAAACAGGTACCACATCATACACAGTGTTTATGGACAAATTAAATACTCAGACAAAAGAGTATTACAGTGCGGTAGATACATTTATGAATGAAATAGTTAATGAATACAACTATGGTGTATATCAAGCAACTGTTTCTGAAATGGACTATACCACAGGAAAATTATTAGCGTTTAACACACCAATAGATTCACCATTATACGGTAAACCATCGGCGTATCAAAAAAATATTGATGAGGTTTTTTCGGCACTTACTTTAGATATTGAAACAGATAGTATTGCATTTATACAATCGGGAGTTGCGGGTAAAGGTGCTAATCAAGCCAGTATTAGAACTTTTAAGAAAAATTATACCACATTCTTAAATGAATTAAAAAGTGGTTTTTTGAGTAAACTAACAGAAAGAATACAAACAATAACAACACAACAACAAAGTTTAGGTTATCTAATAGATTGTGCCAATTTAATTGCGAGTAATACCGATGCGTACATTATGACAGATGGTAACCCTAAGATATTTAATATTTCAGGTACAACAATTCAAACAGGAACTACAACATCACTAACCGCTGATTCATATACAACTTTAATTTCTGATTTAACATTAATAGGGAGTGGAAATACACAATTTATTACCGCATTAAAAAACACAGGACCTAATTTTCTATATAACGTAAGTTATAAAGCTGGTGGTGACTTTGAACCAATACAAACTTCAGACTCAAATGATTTTAATTCAACAACCAAAAAAAGAGAATACATGATATTGTGTCAAACAATTTTAAAAAACTACGAAAATTTTAGAACAAAAATGTTAAAAGACATTAATGATGTTTCATTTGAAAGAAATTTTGATTTATTTTATGGAACACAAACAAAGGCGGCATTCCAAAGAGAACAAGACGAGGCAATAAAAACCCTAACGTTATTTAAAAACGGTAACCCAAACTTTTTTGGTGAAAAGTACAAAACATTCCCGTCAGGAGTTAAAAGAAATTTTACATTCTCAACCCTACCAGCTGCATCGGCAACACAAAAAACAAATGTTAAAAATTTATATACAACACAAAATGTTGATAATGATAAAAAAGTGTATAACTTAAAAAAGAAGTTTAATTAATGGCGTTACAATATTACAATAGGTATTTGAATTTCTTGATTAATGGTCGACAGACAGTTGTGCCTTATGTAACTTTGCCATCTAAGACAACTGACCAAAGATACATTTACAGAGAAGGTATTTCAAGACTAGATAAAATAAGTCAAGAATACTATAATTCACCATATTTTGGGTGGCTTATTCTACAGGGTAATCCACAGTTTGGTGGGTTAGAATGGAACATATACGATGGTGCAATACTTACGATACCGTATCCTCTGATTGGTTCACTTCAAGACTATAAAAACGCATTAGACAATCACTTCTATTATTATGGCCGATGAGAATATTTTAGTTGAATTTGATTACCAAAATATTGTTGTTATCGACCCAAACAAAATAATTGACAACAATAATGAAGTTTATGATAGAGTAGTTGACCAAGAAGAGTTGGTCATGTACGCTAACTTAGAGGCTAAATTAATTCCAAGAACTAAATTAGCTTCGGGTAGACCATTAGACGACTCAATTCAAAATGTTGAAATTGCGTCTATTAATTTTTTACGACCTGGTGGTAAAGATTATTTAACTGACGAATGGGCTAATGAATTCACGGGTAAAGACACGTTAGAAGGAAAAGGGTTAAATCAAAAACAAAGAACGGTAATTCAAGACCAAAAAAAACCTAACGAGTTTTATATCAAACAAGATATATTAAATAACTACGATACGGGAATAATGGGTATTGAGTCAATAAAAATTGACAATGATAGGTCAAATACTCCGGTTGTCGACATACAACTTATTGATATACAAGGTAGGGCTTTGTTTGAAAAGGGTGACCAATCACCATATGCCGCATTTTTTAATCTACCATACCCCACTTTTTATTTAACAATTAAAGGGTTTTACGGAAAGGCGGTTAAATACCAATTAAATTTAGTTAGTTTTTCAGCTTCTTTTGATGGTACAACAGGAAACTACAGAGTTGCGTTAAAATTTTATGGTTATAAATTTACTGTCTTAGCAGAAACAACGGTTGGTTCTTTATTTGCACTACCGTTCATGTATAAAACAAAATATGAAATTTCTCAAAACGCTCCAAGTACCGCACAACAAAATGCTGCTCAAACATCCAACGGAAGTTCAAACCAAACACTACAATCCAAGATAGTATTTAGAGGTAGACAAAAAATCAATGAAGTTTACTCAAGATATAAAGAACAAAAACTTATATCACCGGATTTCCCTGAGTTAACATTGTATGAGTTAAACCAAAGATTAGACGCACTCGAAACTAATATACTTGCATCTTTTGGACAGGCGGATTTTACTCCACTATCAGATATTGATTCATATAATAAAACTTTAGGTGAATATGTTACTGACGTATCTAGTGGATTGGACGATTCTTTTTTGGGTAAATATATAGACCAAAACAACTATTTTATTGATAATAAAGATAGAAAACTTTTTGTTCTTAAAAAAGAATATTTAACCGACCAAGGTAAAATAGATGCAATTTCATATTTAGAAAGGATTATTCAAAACTATAATAAAACTTTGTCCGAAAACCCAACGTGTGGTAAGGATGGTACCTACGAAATTAACGGTCAAAAAATACCATCAAGTATTACCAATCCTATTGACTTAAACGATTTAATAGTTACACCAAGCGATAACGAAATAAATTGGATTGAAACTTTTACACAGGTTAAAAAAAGACCGCCAAGATATAGTTCTGTGTCAGGTACTACAGGTGAAACAATTAGTATAGAATTACAACAGTTTAAAATTGACAGCGGTTTTTCGGGATTATTACAAGGAACAAATTTTACAAACTCGGCTGGCGTGTCCACCGTTAAAAATTATCTCTTTGTCTTTGATGGTGTTGGTTCATTTGGTGAACTTTCTAATAAAATGTTCAGTGATATATCTAAGTTAAGACAAGAAGTTGAAGTTGCTCTTCAAGATAAACTAAGAGAAAAACTTGAAGGACCAAATGGATTGGGATTCAAACCAACACTTAGAAATTTGTTTGCCGTTATATTTGCTTCAGTTGAGGGTTTTTACAGGTTATTAGATGATGTTCATAGAGACGCTTGGGATAAAAGATTTCATAAAGATAGAAAGGCAGCAATTTTACCGCCCGACAAAAGTAATAGTGTGGATGCCAAAAATAGTGTTGGTATAAGCGGGGACACTTTAATACCTGTTTATCCATGGCCGCAATATTTTGTTGAAGTTGATGTAGACGGAGATGAAAGGTTTGAATTAAGATATCCTGGAGACCCTAAAGAAGTGTCTAAAACAAAAGGTAATAACTATTTTGTTTGGCCTGAGGTTGAGTTTGTTGAAGAATACATCAAAGCGTATTCTGAGAGATTAGAAACAAACGACCCTAACGGAGACAGTAATGAATCCGAAACCGTATTAAGAATAACCTTAAACGCCGTAGAATTCCCAACAAGTAATATTCCATATACCGACAAAGAAGAGGTAAAATACTTTTACGAAATATATGAAAGAATTTTAATGGGGGCGTATTTTGAAAGATTATCAAAACCTGGTGGATTTGATTTTGAAATTTATAAAATTCATTCAGATTTAGAGGCGATAAACATCGTAGATTCTTTGGGTGTTAGTAATCCGTATTTGTCTAAAAAACTTAAAGAATACGCCATTTCGGGTGGAAATTATCTTCAGTTTTTACAGACAATATCGAACCAAGGAACAGGTTTAAATTGGCAGTCTTTTATTAGAGGACTATACAATACGAGATATATTAGAGGATATGTTGAAAAAGATTTTAGTATTGACCCAATATCTTCATTGGGGGGTGGTTCGGTGTCAACCGCAGAAAATGCAAACTCATTAAATAAGATAACCGAATACTTAGAAAGTAGTGTTTCAAACGAAACCGACTTTTTAGACACCGCTCCTTTTACCGATTTGTCTTGGTCTCAAAGTAACTTGGCCAACGGACAAAACACGGCGCAAGATAGATATGAAACAAAACTTAGTTTAGTCCTAAACACAGACAAAAAAATTATTTCAAACTACGATGTTTCTTTTTGGGAAACATACAATCGACCTTATACTAATTACAATTATCAAAACAACAATACCCCTGTGGTTAGAAATTTTGATGAATTTTATATAAACAGAGTACAAGAAAAAAAATTATTACCAACTGAAGGTTTGTTAGAATATCCTGAAAGTCCTAATGTTGGAGTTGTGGGTACACAAACAGTGTCAATGTTAAACACACCTTATTTTATAAATGCATTACAATTAGGTGTACAAAAATCAAAAACAATAGGGGTTCAGTATCCGTACGTTGAAGCGGCGTACCTTTTCCTTAATAGTTTACCTTTGGCCACTTTGAGAGAAAAATACAATTCAGAACCAAATACATGGAAAGACCCTGCAAGTTCTGAAGAGAAAAAATTAGACTATATATTTGCAACACTTAAAAAATTTGGTGCGGTACACAATTTACCATACGCTTGGGTTCTTAAGTACGGGGCAATTTGGCATAGATATAAAACTTTTATTGAAACGGGTAACGACATAATAGCACCCGTTTGGACATCAACAAATTATGTTAATAATTTTGACCCGGTTACCAATTCACCAACAAAAACATATACTTTAACAGGTAAAACAAGGGTCGAAGAAATTACGTTAGAAAAAACCGTTTCTGGTCCTACTGTAAACCAAACGGTTATTAATGTTGGATTTTATCCAAAACTAATAAATGATATATTTTACTTTGTGTCTGGTTTGGATTTATTTACCACTTATACGGATTCCGACATTCAATACGCCGTTAGTTTAGGGTTAAATTTGGGTTACTCAAGAAATGCCTCAATAAATGAACCTGTAGGATACAATCCAACAATACCTAATACATCACTTAACTCTAAGTCATGGTATTCATCATTTGATATAAAAAACAGAAAAGAATTTGCCGCCAGTCAAAAATTTAAAACCATAATATTCCCATCGTTTGGGTCAACAATAAACCAAGCCAAATATGAAATATTTGAAAGAGATGGTAACAACTTTGTATTAAGACCGGGACAAGATATAGTAAACAACTCTGCGGTATATAATGGTTCCTCTAGATTGTTTTGGGGTGCACCGGTTTACGGATATTTTGATACAACCCAAATACCGTTACCCCCACCTGACGCATATCTGAATGAAATATTAGATGATACTGAAATTCAAAATGCTATGTCTTTATTTGGTGACACAAACAAGTATAGTAAAATTGAAGATATATTCGGTACATTTAAAAAACAAATTTTAGACGAATTTGAAAAAGAATTTTTAAATTATTGTAGAGACTTAAATGACATTGAAGCCCCTTCTTTGGGATTAAATCCGGTGGCAACTAATTTTCAGTCATGTTTAACGTCCTTATTATTAGTTGATGAAGTACCAAATACTTTAGGTGGTGAAGATTATATACAAAGACTGTCTAATAATCAGGTTAAAAATATAGGAAATCAAATAGAAAGTATTTTAAATTACAATATAACGTTTAAATACGGAAATCCCGGTGAGTATAATAGACAAATTTTTGGTACGTTCTCAAACCCAAAAATAGTCGACCCAATACAATATGCGGGGTATGTTAAAAACAGTTTGCCTGGTGATGGGGCGACAACATTAGTACAGTCTGAACTTTTATTCCCCGATGCTTGGAAAGCGATGTACACTAATGTAGGATTCTCGTCAATACCTGATTTACGATACTCAGACCAAGGTTCTTACTATACTGACTTTTTTATTGATAATAATGTTCAGTTTACCGCCGCAAACGTACAACAATTTGCGCCTTTGATAAAAATATACGGAACCCAAAAACTATCAAATAATGGTGGATACAACAGTGCGTCTTTTACAAGTGACATAACAGACTTTATTAATGAGAAAGATGATTATGTTTCACAAACTTTAACACAGTTGTTTTTTAAATTACAGAGACAATTACCTAATATTGACAGTGTTAATATAAAACCAATAAATTCCGCAATAGAAGGGTCACAACCAAAAATCGAATATTGGGAAACCTTCAAAGCGTTTAATGATAAATGGATTGCGGGAAATGACTATAAAGAAAAAACTTTATTAGAAGATGTTTTATTTTTAGATAGGGCAAATAGAGACATTGGTGATAAAGTGTACTTTGATGTATTTGGTTTGAAAGCTTATTTGTTTTCAGATTCTAATCAAAACGCTAGAGTAATAGACATGTTGTCTAAAATAATTGCCGAAAACAAATTCTTTATGATGCCGATGGCTTCATACATAAATTTTTGGGGCATAAATGATATTAGACCAAATACACCTCCTGTTGCTGAAGGTAGTTTAGATTTGGCTAATTCCTTGTTTGGTACATTTACTGAGGTCGACACTAGACTATCCTCACCAAAATTGGTTTGTTTTTATGCGGGAAAACCATCAGAACATTTAGACATGAAAGACAATGCTGATGTTAGATTCCAAGGAGACACTTTTGCGTTGGCTAGAGCTCAAGACAACCCACTATTAGAAAAACTAATAGATAAAAACAACTGGTCGGTTACAAATAAAGTTGTTGGATTTAATGTTGATATGGGTAATAGAAATCAATCTATGTTTTATAATATAACATTAGACCAAGTCCAATTTGCGGCAACCACTGAGGCAAACAAACAACTTACCGAAATGGTCAACGCAGCCGGTGGAAGAAAATCTTTTGTACAAAGTGTTAGTTTGTACAACATATATAAAAATAGGTCTTACGAATGCTCTATCGAATGTTTAGGTAACGCTATGATTCAACCAACGATGTACTTTAACTTGAGACACGTTCCTATGTTTAATGGACCATACATGATACAGTCTGTAAGTCATCAAATAGATTCGGGTAATTTTAGAACCACATTTAAGGGAGTTAGAATGCCAACATACTCACTTCCAAAAATAAACGACCAAATCGCTAGTTTAAATCAAAATATACTTAACGATTTAATTTTAGAAGTTAGAAGAAAAAGACAAAACGAACAAATACCTGGTAATCCTTCACCAAATATTACGACAGTTGGTAATTCAATAAACCCTAATCAGAACTATAAGGCGGAACCATCATCAACTTGCTTTACATCACTTAGTCCAAATTACAATAGATTTGTAGGTGTTGAAACAATACCAACTACCGCATCTTATTCTGAGGTTGCTAACATTATAAAACAATACACATCAGACCCAAGAGTTATTGCATGTGTTTTTTATACTATGTATTTGAATGGAGTAAAAGATGAAAGATTTTATGGGTTTAATAGTAATTACGGAGGTGCCGCAGCTGGTGGATACCTATATGAAAATATTAAATATGGTGGTAGTTTGAATACTTTATTTTCACCAAATTATTTTTGTTTATCAGATTCTTCAGGTAACGTAAGACCATATTTAGATTTCGCTAATTTAACTAATTTTATTAGATTTGCCGTCAGTTTCTACACAGGTAAAGTGGCAACCTATGCCGCTTATTGGGCTAATGGAGTTGATTCTTATTCAGGACCGTTAAGTTTAACTTACGTTAGGTATTGGCCAACAGAGAGATTTAAAACTGTGGAAGAACTTGATAAGTGGATTACTGCGAACACAAACGAGTACAATACGTTATTGACAAAGGCAACTGAGACGATAACCATAATGAAAAAGAATTCTCTTTTATAATAACGAGATATTTATAAGTAAATAAAATTGTTATGAGTGTAAAAAACATATTAGATAACTATTTGGGTAAAAACACCAAATATAGTGAAAAACCAAATGGGGATGGAACATCACAAGTTTGCGATTTAGAAACGGGTGATTGCTATACTGTTAGTGTAAAGGACGGTCTTATTGAAAGATTTGATAACACAAAAAAAATAAACAGAAGAGTTCAAGTTGAAACTCCAATGGGGGTTAAACAGTTATTGGTTGATTAAAAAATGAAAACAGACGAAAAAATACTTAAAGAAATTGCTAGATATAATTCTATCAATAAATACATTTTTGAACAAGACGCTCCACCACCGCCTCCCGCAGAAGTAATTCCCGAGCCGGCTGGTGACGTTCCACCACCTCCAGGTGGAGACATACCGGCACCTCCCGACACCCCCGGTGCGGCTCCGGCTCCCGCAACACCATCCATTATTGATGTTGAAGCGGATAAAGACGTTGAAAAAATTGATAGTAAAGGTGAGTCGGAGGAAAAAGGGGGTGAAACTGAAGAATTAGAAATTACTGATTTAGTTAGTAGTCAAAAAAATATAGAAACAAAACAAGAAGAGTATTTTGACTCCCTATTTAAACAACTAGAAGGTTTACAATCTAAATTAGGTGAGATGGACGGACTAGTTCAAAAACTAAATGATATTGAAACTAAGTTGGATAAATATAGAGAAAAAACACCTGAAGAAAGATTGGAATTAAGAACTTTGGATTCAGGTCCATACAATCAAAAATTATCCGATTTTTTTACCGATAAAATGTCTGACATGGAAAAATCGGGAAAAAATGAATATGTTTTAACAAGTGATGAAGTTCAGAATTTTTCACCAAATGAAATTAAAAAAACATTTGCATCGGGATTACCTTCACTTAACACACGGAACTACAACAGTAACTAAAATACTAAAGGGAAGGTGTAAATCTTCCCTTTTTTTATTATACTTTTATAACAGAAAATAAAAACTTGGCGAATTTGACAAACGGAAAATTAACAACTATAATTTATAAACACTTAAAACAAAATTTATCATGAGTAATGTATTAGATTCAGTATTGGCGCAGTATGAAAAAAACACGGCTAACTTTGGCGAAGACAGAATGTCACAAGAGGAAAGAATGAAAAAGTATTTTGCATGTATCCTTTTAGACAATGAATCACAAGGACAACGTAGAGTACGCATCCTTCCAACAAAAGACGGTAGCTCACCTTTTAAAGAGGTTTGGTACCATGAAATTCAAATCGACGGGAAATGGACAAAATTGTATGACCCCGGTAAAAATGACAACGAACGTTCACCATTGAACGAAGTTTACGAAGAACTAATGTCCACAGGTAAAGATTCCGACAAGGAACTTGCTAAACAGTACAAATCACGTAAGTTTTACATCGTAAAGGTTATCGACCGAGACAAAGAACACGAAGGTGTTAAGTTTTGGAGATTCAAGGACAACTACAAGAAAGAAGGCGTTTTGGATAAAATCATTCCAATTTGGAGAGCAAAAGGTGACATCACCGACGCAAATTCAGGAAGAGACCTTATCATACAACTTTCTAAGTCTAAAACAAACGCGGGTAAACCTTACACCACAATTCAAACCGTAATGCACGATGACCCATCACCACTACACACAGAAGCTGAGACCATGAAATCTTGGTTGGAAGATGACTTGGTATGGAGTGACGTATATTCTAAAAAACCCGTAGAATATCTTGAGGCTATCTCACGTGGAGAAGTTCCAAAGTGGAACCCCGAAACTCAGAAATGGGTATATGGTGATGAGGCAATCATGACCATGGGTGGGAACAAAGAAATGAGTTCTTACACAGACCCACAAGCGGGAGCTGACCCTGACGAGGATTTACCATTCTAATTTAACTGAGCATAGACACTTACATAGACATAGTGTCTATGCTCTTTATTTTTAATAAAAAAATAATACACACATAGACAATGGCGATTAAGAAAAAAGAATTCGGAGACATTAAAAAACAATTTTCAAGCTCCGCAAAATACAAACCGCAAAAGTTCCTTGATTTAGGAAAAGATTTTTTGGATGCGGTTGGACTACCAGGTCCTGCAATAGGACATTTAAATATGTTCTTGGGTCACTCTGACACAGGTAAAACAACTGCGGCAGTTAAATCGGCTGTGGCGGCACAAAAAATGGGTATTCTTCCTGTATTCATTATTACTGAACAAAAGTGGAGTTTTGAACACGCACAACTTATGGGTTTTGAATGTAGTGAAATTGTTGACGAAGAAACGGGTGAAGCGGATTGGGACGGATTCTATATATTCAATAACAACTTTAATTACATCGAACAAATTACCGATTATATCAATAGTTTACTCGATGCTCAAGAGAAGGGTGAATTGGATTATAGTTTGTGTTTTATTTGGGACTCAGTAGGTTCTGTACCATGTAAGATGACTTACGAAGGTAAAGGTGGTAAACAACACAACGCAGCGGTTCTTGCCGACAAAATTGGTATGGGTATCAACCAACGTATTTCAGGTTCACGTAAGTCAGATTCAAAATACGAGAATACACTGATTATTATCAACCAACCTTGGGTGGAACTACCCGACAATCCTTTTGGTCAACCTAAGATTAAGGCAAAGGGTGGTGAAGCAATTTGGTTGAACTCATCTTTAGTATTTTTGTTCGGTAATCAAAAAGGTGCGGGGACAAATAAAATTTCCGCAACAAAAGACAAAAGAACTGTTAAATTCGCAATCAGAACTAAAGTATCTGTATTGAAAAATCACATTAACGGTTTGGGTTATGAGGACGGAAAAATTATTGTAACACCACATGGATTCTTGGCGGGTAAAGACGCCGCTGAAGAAAAGGCATCAATAGAGGCATACAAAAAAGAACATGCCGAATATTGGAACCAAATCATTGGATTGGACGGAGATTTTGTTCTAACGGAACAAGAAAGTGAAATCGCATAAAAATTGAAGAGTGGAAAAGACGCTATTAGTAGATGGGGACAACCTATTTAAAATCGGATATCACGGGGTAAAAGAATATTACCACAACGGAAATCACATTGGTGGTCTTTTCCATTTCATCAATACTTTACGTAAACACTTAGAAGAAAACAATTTTGATAAGGTGTTGGTCTTTTGGGACGGACACAACAATTCTTCAGTTAGAAGAAAGATTTATCCAAACTACAAACTCAACAGAAGAGAACCTTTAAACGAATTTCAGAAAGATTCGTATGATTGGCAAAAGAACAAGGTAAAAAAATACCTTGAAGAAATGTTCGTACGACAAGTTGAATTTGAAGAATGTGAAGCGGATGATTTGGTCGCATATTATTGTTTAATTGCACCAAATGAAAAGAAAACAATTTTTTCCTCAGATAGGGATTACCTACAACTTGTAGATGAGAACACTACCGTATTCGCCCCCATTTCTAAAACTTATTATAAAAGTGGTGATAAGGTAAAAATTTATGAATATGAAATTCCTGTATCTAATATTTTAACGTACAAAATATTGACAGGTGATAAGTCAGACAACATTGCGGGAATTTATGGATTAGGTGAAAAGAAGTTAATTAAATACTTTCCTGAGTTGCTTGACGAAACGGTAAATATTACTAATATTTTACACAGAGCAGAACTTTTAATCAAGGAGGATAAAGACAATAAGACACTTCAAAACCTACTAACAGGAAGAACAAAAGAAGGTATATTCGGTGAAGAATATTTTCAGGTCAACGAACAAATTGTCAATCTAAAAAACCCACTACTAACAGACGAAGCTAAAGAAATGGTTCAGTCATACTGTACCGAATCTTTAGACCCCGATGGAAGGGGGTATAAGAACCTAATCAGAATGATGACTGATGACGGTATCTTCAAATACCTACCAAAACGAGACGATGCTTGGGTAGGATTCATCACACCATTTTTGAAATTAACAAGAAAAGAAAAAAGAAAACACACACAGAATAAAAATAAATAACTATGAAAGAACAAGATTCGATTAAGATGGAGTTTTTGATTACACTGAATGAAAACATTGTAATTCAAAGATTCTTTAATGTAAAAAACTACAATCAAGACGCTAAAAGCTCGGTTGATTTGTATGAGTACCTAAAAGAGTTTGCGGAAGATTTTGCTTACGATTTGAAGATGAAAACAGTGGTCTACATGATGGACAACAAAGACGCAATTATTGAAGACCCTGCGGTTTTATCTACGTCTATGACAGACGGTCCTGAGGTATTTAACATTTATTTGAAGTTGGGAGATGTGACAATTTGTCATAGACAGATGGACGCTAAAATATACCCACCTAAGATAAGATACACCGTAGACATACGCCCGCAAGTAAAAAGTCTATTGAAGGGTTTGACTGACATTTTTTCAGACGAAAATTTAAATTACGAGTATTGCGGAATTAGTTTAGTTGGGTAATATTTATCAAATCCAAGGGGAGAATATTTTATGTCATCACACAAGAATTTTGAGTATTTAGGTCAATCATTTCAGTTACAATTATTAAACCAAATCATAGTAGATAAAGATTTTACACACTCAATAATTGATGTTATAGAACCAACCCACTTTGAAAACAAGTATTTCAAAACCATCCTTCAGATGGTTAAGGAATATTACCAAAAATATCAGTGCTCACCATCATTTGAAACTTTGGAACAAATTTCCAAAAGTGAGTTTCCACAAGAAATGATGTTGAGAATTCTGATGGACACAATAAAACAAATTAGAAACGCACCTTTTGAAGGTTCTAATTTTGTACAGGACAAGGCATTAAAATTCTGTAAACAACAAGAGCTACAGAAAGTAATGACAAAAGCTCAAAAAATTATTGACGCTGGTGAGTTTGAAAATTATGACAAGTTAGAAGAGTTGGTAAGAACTGCATTACAAGTTGGTGAAAGAGACAACCACAGTAATGACGTGTTTCACAATTTAGACGATGTCTTAAACGATGATTTCAGACACCCTGTACCTATGGGTATTTCAGGTATTGATAAGTTATTAAAAGGTGGGTTGGCTAAAGGTGAAATTGGGGTAATATTGGCACCAACAGGTGTGGGTAAAACTACCATTCTAACTAAAATCGCCAACACTGCGTTTAACGTGGGTTACAATGTACTTCAGATATTTTTTGAAGACAACCCAAAGGTTATACAAAGAAAACACTTTACGATTTGGACAGGTATTGCACCTGATGATTTGGCGGCACACAAAGAAGATGTTATGGAAAAAGTAAAAGAAATTGAAGGTCAGATGCCAAACAGATTGATTTTACAGAAAGAAGCGTCAGACACTTTGACTATGAACCAAATCAAAAATAAAGTAAGAAAAATGATTGCCGATGGAATCAAGATTGACTTAGTTGTTATTGATTACATTGATTGTATTGTTCCTGATAAGAACCTCGGGGATGAGTGGAAAAGTGAAGGTTCTGTGATGAGAGGGTTTGAGGCTATGTGTCACGAGTTAAATATTGTAGGATGGACCGCAACACAAGGAAATAGAAGTTCCATCTCTTCTGAAGTTGTAACTACCGACCAAATGGGTGGTTCAATCAAGAAGGCTCAAGTAGGACACGTTATTATATCAGTGGCTAAAACCCTTCAACAGAAAGAAATGAAACTCGCAACAATCGCAATCACAAAATCCCGTTTGGGTCCCGATGGAATCATCTTCGAAAACTGTAAGTTCAATAACGAGTTGATTGAAATCGACACAGATAGTTCTGTTACATTCTTAGGATTCCAAGAAGTTAAGGAACAACAAAAGAGTGATAGAATTAAAGAACTTATGGAAAGAAGAAAACAAAGGGAATCGGAACAAAATCCGCAAAATAATTTGAACTAATAAACGTATTTTATTAAATTTGTAAAAAAAAATGGACGCATCACAAAAAATATTGTCAGACCTAACCGTATACATGAAGTATGCGAAGTTTATTCCTGAATTAAACAGACGAGAATCTTGGGAAGAACTCGTAACAAGAAACATGAACATGCACATCAAAAAATACCCAAAGATGGAAGAAGAAATCAAAGAGGTTTATAAGATGGTGTATGATAAAAAAGTATTACCTTCAATGAGGTCAATGCAATTTGGTGGTAAACCAATTGAAATTTCTCCAAACAGAATTTACAATTGTGCTTACCTACCTATTGACCACTTGGATGCTTTTTCAGAAACTATGTTCTTGTTATTGGGTGGAACAGGGGTTGGATATTCAGTACAGAAACACCACGTGGACAAACTACCTGAAATCAGAAAACCAAACGCTAACAGAACAAGAAGATTTCTCATCGGAGATTCAATTGAAGGATGGGCAGACGCAATTAAAGTATTAATGAAGTCTTACTTTGGTGAGAATTTATCAACACCCGAGTTTGATTTTTCAGACATTAGACCTAAAGGGGCACAACTTGTGACATCAGGAGGTAAAGCACCCGGTCCTCAACCACTAAAAGACTGTATACACAAACTAAAAGGTATGTTAGACGCCAAAGAAGATGGTGATAAACTTACACCTATTGAAGTTCATGATATGGTTTGTCACATCGCAGACGCAGTTCTTGCGGGTGGTATTCGTAGAGCTGCATTGATTTCACTATTCTCCGCTAACGACCAAGAAATGATTTCATGTAAGTCAGGTGCTTGGTGGGAAAAAAATCCACAAAGAGGTAGAGCTAATAATTCGGCTGCTTTGGTTAGACACAAAATTACAAAAGAATTCTTTATGGATTTGTGGAAACGTGTTGAAGCGTCAGGAGCTGGTGAACCTGGTATCTACTTCACAAACGACAAAGATTGGGGAACAAATCCATGTTGTGAAATCGCTTTGAGACCTAATCAATTTTGTAATTTGTGTGAGGTAAATGTATCTGATATTGAATCACAAGAAGACCTAAACGCTCGTGTTAAAGCAGCGGCTTTCATTGGAACACTTCAAGCAGGATACACTGATTTTCATTACTTGAGAGACGTATGGAAACGTACCACAGAAAAAGAGGCGCTTATTGGTGTATCCATGACAGGTATCGGTTCAGGTGCGGTTTTAGGTTACAACATGAAAGAAGCGGCTAAAATGGTTAAAGAAGAAAATGCGAGAGTCGCTGAACTTATTGGTATCAACAAATCAGCTCGTACAACAACAGTAAAACCTGCAGGAACTACTTCACTTACTTTAGGAACATCATCAGGTATTCACGCATGGCACAACGACTACTATATCCGTAGAGTTCGTGTGGGTAAGAACGAGGCTATCTACCAATACTTGTCTATCTACCATCCTGAGTTAGTTGAAGATGAATTCTTCCGTCCACACGATACGGCGGTTATCTCAGTTCCACAAAAAGCACCTGAAGGGGCGATTTTGAGAACAGAATCACCATTCCAATTGCTGGACCGTGTAAAGAAAATCACACAAGAGTGGGTTAGACCCGGTCACAGAACTGGCAATAATACACACAACGTTTCTGCAACAATTAGTTTGAAACCCGAAGATTGGGAATTGGCTGGAGAGTGGATGTGGGAAAACCGTGACTACTACAATGGTCTTTCTGTTCTTCCGTACGATGGTGGAACATATGTACAAGCACCTTTTGAAGATTGTACTAAAGAAGAATATGAAAGATTATTCGCTAAACTACACTCAATTGACTTAAGTAAAGTTGTTGAATTACAAGACAACACAGATTTAAGTGGTGAGTTGGCATGTGCGGGTGGTGCATGTGAAATCAAATAACAAAAACATAAACACATTTGGGGAGGGGGAGAGCCAAAAGCTTTCCCCTTCTGATTTTTATATCGAAAATGGTAAATATGTTTTTACAAAAGAATTTCATTTAAAGCGTGGTCACTGTTGTGGTTCGGGGTGCAGACACTGTCCATATTATCCCCTTCACAAAAAAGGGAACACGAATATATTTATAAACAATGGCTAATGGAAAAACATATGGTATAACCTTTCCTTTTATAGATTCTTTTAATGGTCAATATTTAGATTTAACCGATTATGCAAAAGAAGAGGTTAGAACAAATTTGGTTCATTTATTATTAACAAGAAAAGGTACACGTTATTTTTTACCTGATTTTGGTACAAGACTATTGGAATACATTTTTGAACCATTAGACGGACCAACATTTTCATCAATAGAGGCGGAAATTAGAGATTCAGTTACAAAGTATATTCCTAATTTACAAATAACAAACATTTCTGTTACCGATGCCTCACAGGAAGAATCAAGTCAAACTGTAACAACCGCAGGAAACGTAATAAATCAAAATCTATTAATACCAAATCAAAAAAAGGTTGAGTATACAGCAAAGGTTAGAGTGGATTTTACGGTAACAAATGACGCATTTGGAACTCAAGATTTCGTTATCATCAATATTTAATTTATATGGCAAACCAACAAATATCGTATACCACTAGAGACTTCCAAGGAATTAGACAGGAACTCATAAATTATGTTAAACAATATTATCCTGAACTAATCGATAACTTCAATGACGCTTCGGTGTTTTCGGTATTGATGGATTTGAACGCTGCGGTGGCAGACAACCTTCACTTTCACATAGATAGGAGTATCCAAGAAACCGTTCTTCAATACGCACAACAACGTTCATCTGTTTATAACATAGCAAGAACATACGGATTAAAAATACCTGGTCAAAGACCATCGGTATCACTAACCGATTTTTCAATAACAGTTCCTGCATTTGGGGATAAAGAAGATGAAAGATATTTGGGAGTTTTAAGAAGGGGGAGTCAAGTTTATGGTGCTGGTCAGGTTTTTGAAAATATTACAGACATTGATTTTGCCTCACCATTTAACGCCGAAGGTTTTCCTAATAGATTAAAAATACCAAATTTTGACGCCAATAACAATCTAATTAATTACACTATTGTAAAAAGAGAAATAGTGGTAAATGGTATTACAAAAGTATTCAAAAGAGTTATAACACCAAATGATGTTAGACCTTTCTTTGAACTTTTCTTACCCGAAAGAAACGTTTTAGGTGTCACATCAATCATACAAAGACAAGGGACAAACTACTCAAACGTACCATCCGCATCAGAATTTTTAAGCCCTGTTGGTAAATGGTATGAAGTGGATGCTTTGGCTGATAATAGAGTTTTTATTGCCGATGTTACAAAGGCTTCTGACCAACCAGGAATTAAAGTCGGGAAATATATTCAAACAGAACAAAGATTTATTAGCGAATACACACCTGAAGGATTTATGAAATTGACTTTTGGTGGAGGAACAAACACAGCGGAAGACCAATTGAGACAATTTACCTCACTCGGAGTTCCCATGAATTTGGCTAAGTATCAAAACAATTTTGCCTTAGGAACCACACCACAACCAAATACAACCATGTTTATTCAATATAGAGTTGGTGGTGGTTTAGGAACTAATTTAGGTATTAATACAATCAACACGATTGGTACTGTAAACTTTTTTGTTAATGGACCGAGTGAGAGTATTAATACACAAGTAATAAATTCATTGAGATGTAACAACGTAACTGCTGCTATAGGTGGTGCGGGATATCCAACAACAGATGAAGTTAGAAATTTTGTTACATTTAATTTTGCGTCTCAAAACAGAGCGGTTACAGTTGCGGATTATCAGGCGATAATCCAAAAGATGCCATCTGAATTTGGTGCACCTGCAAAAGTCGCTATTGTTGAAAACGACAACAAAATTAATATTCAAATAGTATCCTTTGACACCAATGGTTCATTAACTGAGGTAGTTTCAAACACACTAAAACAAAATCTTGCGGAATATCTTTCTAACTATAGAATGATGAACGACTACGTTTCAGTGCAAGTTGCAAATGTAATTGATTTATCTTTAGAGATTGAGGTAATATTGGACGCCACTCAAAACCAAGGTAGTGTTATTACAAACATAGTTGACAAAGTATACACCGAACATTTCAACCCATTAAGTAGAGGTTTAGGGGATAACGTATATTTGGCAAATATTATGAGAACAATCCAAAATGAAAATGGTGTAATTAATGTCGGTAGTATTAAATTCTTTAACTTAGTCGGTGGACAATATAGTTCATCACAAACATCACAACCTTTCTCTAACTCAGAGACAAAACAAATAGGACTAATAGACGGTGTAATATTTGCACAACCTAATCAAATATATCAAGTTAGATTCCCTGAAAAAGATATTTTGGTTAGAGTTAAAAACTACACATCAACAACAATCTCCTGATGATTTATTTTTTTTAGTATGTGACTATTTTTTCTAAAATAGACCATCAACTATTTATCAGGTAACCCATGAACAAAAACTATAGATTAAGGACACAGGTAGGTGTTGATAAAGAAATACAAGTGCAGATAGACCAAGATTGGGAATCTATCGAGGTTTTATCACTTAAATTATTACAATCTGACATTTATGATAGAATGTGTTCTGATTACGGTGTTGTTGCTGGTCGTGTTGTTGCAAACGGAGGTTATGGTGTACCAAACGCGAAAGTTTCAATATTTGTACCTTTGTCCGCGACGGATGCTTTAGACCCTATAATATCTACATTATATCCTTATGTACAAATTGGTGATGTAAACGAAGAAGGGTATAGATATAATTTATTACCATATGAGCCAAGTCACGGTGGTCACACACCAACAGGTACATTTCCTACCGTAAATGATGTTTTGACAAACCAAACCGTATTACAAATTTATGAAAAATATTATAAGTATACCGTAAAAACAAATAGTTCGGGTGATTATATGATTTTTGGGGCACCACTTGGAAACCAAACGGTGGTAATGGATTTAGACCTGTCCGACATGGGACCATTTTCATTAGGTCCGCAAGACTTAATTAACATGGGTAGGGCAACGGCAGACCAAATTAAAGGAACCCGTTTTGCGGCATCAACAAATTTAGATGAATTACCACAAATTGTGACTCTAAGTGAAAACATAGAAGTTAGTCCTTTTTGGGGAAACGAAGAATTGTGTCAAGTAAAAATCGAAAGAGTTGACTTTGATTTAAGAAAATCTGGTATAGAAATTACACCCACAGCAATTTTTATGGGTTCTATATTATCAAATGATGACGACTCACCACAAAAAATTAGTTGTAGACCTAGTTTATCTATGGGTGAATTATGTAGTTTAACCACAGGTCCGGGTCAAATAATTGCTATAAGACAGACACCTATTTTAGATGAGTATAATAGACCATTCCTTGAGCAGTATAAATTAACCAATGACGGTAATGTAATCGACGAAAATGGAACTTGGATGACAGAAGTTCCAATGAATTTAGACAATATAATTACCAATGAATTTGGTGAACAAATAATAAGCTCAGACCCAAGAATCGGAATTCCTTCTTCGGCTAAATATAGGTTTAAAATTAAGTGGAATCAATCAAATGAATTGACGGGAGAAGTGAGAAGGGGGTATTTTTTAGTCCCAAACTTAAGAGAACACGGATGGGGTAATAGCAAAATCGACCCTTTAATAGACGAACCAACAAGTAGTATAAATCACATAAGCGCCAAAGCCAGTTATTATTTTGGTTTGGATTGGACAGGATACACAACGGCTTCTACAGTAACAATAGACCAAAGAATAGAAGATGCAATAAATTGTGTGGACACATTCTATAAAATGGAATATAACAAGGTCTACACAGTCGCTCAACACATTGACCAATTTTCTAGAGGAACATTGAGAAACAGGTTTATAGGTATAAAGGCGATTACCGATAGAGACTGTGAATCCGAAAACAACAAATTCCCAATTACAGATGGTGTTATGAACACTGATGTTGTTTATTTATTGATTACGTTTCTTTTGTCTATTTTGTTCTTTCCGTTATTAACTTTAATTTTCGTAACACACATTTTATCACTGATTTTTCCAATTGTTAAATATTTGGTGGCAATTGTGTTTGGTTATATTTTTGGTTTTTTAGGTGCGATTTGCCAAGTTATTAATTTTCTCGGTGGTAATTTGACATGTCCTAAGGCAAGCACCGCATTTAATTCTATTGCTAAAATAAAAAATCCTTTTGTGACCGTCCCACTTCCAATGTTAGACTATCCTGAGTGTAACTCTTGTTCTTGCAAAGCGGAGCCATTAGGTGAGGGTGAATTTGGTGATGCCGCTCAAGAAATATTTGAAGAGAATACTAATTCGTGTACCGCAAATTTCTTTAGTTTTCAAAATTATACAATAGGAAGTACAAGAGTACCTGGACCTGGAGGTGTTATATCTGCAGAAGATAATCAAAAAGCCATGGCGGGTATCGGTTCACCAAATACGACCGAAAGAATTGTAAGACTCAGAACACCAATATACACCAATGGTCAATTTGGTTTACTAAGTGCCCAAGTAGGTACGGTATCAAATCCTGTTTTACCTATTTGGGAAAGGGCGAATTTGTTTAATCTAAAGTCTAAATATTTTGATACTGATTCGGGAATAAGAACTGCGGGTACTAATAGAGTTAAGGTAATTTTTGAACCAAATCAAAATTCAGGAAACACAAACAATTATCACTATGATAGTGTTATAATCTACTTGGTAAATAATGATTGCATTAATGAATTCAAAAAAGGGCAATTATTAACCTTTACCGCACCAATTAAAAGCGGTGATTTTAACCCAACAGCCGTGCAATCAGGAACCACAACATTAGGAGTAACGGGTACCCAACAGTCAACTACTGTTATGACGGTAAATTGGGCGGATGAAACAAACCCACTAAGCGGTAAACAAACCACTTATACCGTAAGCGCGGACACAAAAGAAACTAAGTATAAGTTTCCATCTGACTTAGAATATTTTCAGGTAATTACCGCAATGACCGTGGCGGACATAACGGCAATTACAAACCCAAGTACCGCAACTACTATTGGTAACAATTTTGTACAAAGAGTTTTATTGAATCCGACTGAAAATGCTTACAGAGATTATTATCAAGGATTTTCTGGTTTAGGTGTTGTTATAATGGTAAGAGGTGTTGACCCACACAGTGGTAGAAAAAAAGTAAGATACAATATTTCTCGTTTGTTGGGATGGACAACATACTTACCACAATACGATATAGATGGGGATTATTACTTTAACATACCAATTCAAACAGGAACAACTGCGGTAGAACACGATTTGATAACCCAATCTAGCGGCAGTACCTTATTAAATCAAAAATTATTTTACCCATCTTACGAGTTTATACCAGGAAGTGGATTTAGCTCGTACACAACAAGTGCACATACATATTATTCTAGTTTAGATTGCTCAAGTGTATCAAGGTATTTTATTGACCCATTGAATGGACCGGCAACTACTTTACTTAGTAGATTTGTAAGAACTTGTACAAGTGCACTACCATTTTTAAGTACAACTTCATCACCATCAACTAATCGTTTAGTAACCAACAACCAAACAGGTGCAGGATACTTTAGTAATGAATATATTGAAGGTGGGTCATTTATTACATCAGAAGTTGTGACCACAGCATCTGGCACTTGGTTAAATGACTACAAATATTTTGCACCCACATATACGGGAATAACAGTAACGGTAAATAAAACTAATATTGTTATGAGGTCTGACAGACTCCCAACAGGTTCTATTTTAAATACTTCAGGAAATAATGTATTTGCTCTCCAAGCGTCAAACTCAATGTCCCTAACACTATTTGACGACCAAGGACTTTCTCAGACAAGAGAAGTATTTGAATCAAGCGGGACTTTAGGTGATAATGATAGGGATGATTTTGCGACAGGTGAAACGTATAATAAAGTTATTGAATCGTTCTCATGTCAAGGAATGGTTGACCTAAGTTGTTACTCAGGTTCAGGAACAAAATTTACATCTAAAGGGCCTGACGATGAGTGTAATAAAAACGGGATACCTAGAAAATACAAAAAAGTTAATAATGGTTGTTATAGTTTTGTTAACCAACCAATCATTACAATACCAAGTGATATTCTACAACTAAGTGAGTGGGTTAATAGATACCGATTTATGATGGCATTATGTAGAGGTGTTGTAGGTCACTCATTTGTTAATTCTTGGATTAACGGCACATTATATGCGTTTCCTTTTGCTTTACAAACTGTATATGATAGAAATAACAAACCAAAATCCGAGTACTGCAAAGAAACCTTATATTTGGATAATGATACTTATAATTTTTATTATCGTTCAAGTCCATTTAATGATAATACTAACGCTTTTATAGGAAAAGAGGCTCAAGGGTATAATTTTAACGATTTACACATTCAAACACCAGTTACTTTATTAGATATGGGTCCAAAATATTTTTGGTCAAGAGAGGTTAGTTTTAGTTCAAATTATTATGGATATATTATGGACCAAATACCCGTGACATCCTATCAAGATGTTGGAGACTTAGGCACATTATTAGCCGTATCTAGACTAACAAATTCAAATTTTCTTTCTTACATGGTTGGTAATTTTTCAGACGCAATAGTGAGAAGATTATTTAACAGACCTAACAACAGAGTAGATGGTGATTTTGCTCAAGCGCTACAAATAAATTCACAATATGGTGTTTTTGGTTTTACTAACGAAAATTACCAAGAAACCACCTCTATATCCACATCACCAATTTTTGTTGGTTCTGATAATTCACTACTTTCACAGTCCTTAATAGGTGTATTTTTTTCGGCGGATACACAATTAAGAGATTATATATCACCAAGAAGAATAATTAGAAACCAAACAAATTCTACTCTTATATTTGCGGATGAACTACCTGAAAATTCACAAAGAGTACCTCTATATCAATGGAACATAGAAAACAACAGTAATTATATTTTTGGGACACAAAACAACCATTGGGAAACTAAAGAATTTTGGCAAACAGAAAAGTATCAAAATTTAAAAAGAGAGTTAAAAGGTTCACCTGGCTCAGTAGGTTCTAATTTTTATATAGGTGATTCCATAATACCATATTTCAGACCCGGATATATTTTCAGTGCAACTAAAACATCAACACCAAATTCATTTGATTATGCACCAATTAAAGGTGCAAACCATTCAAATAAAACAATTGTTAGTGCTCCTTGGTATTTTTATTTTGGTTTAAAAAAGGGTAAAACGGCTATGGATAAATTTTACTCTACTTATATAGACAGAATTTAATGGATAACGTAAATGACAATATTGTAATAAAATCTAATAATAGATACAAAGGCGCTCCCGAAGTATCTTATCAGGTTCCAACAACGCTCGAACAAAATACAAGTTTGTTGGTAGAAACAGATAGGTCGTTTAATTTAAACCTATCCGATTTGTTTGACCAAGAAAGACAAAAGTCCACAATATTTAGACCAACATTCAAAGTAGATTTTTTGTTCGAAAATAATTACTCAGGTACAACTGACTACAATCCCTTTTCATACAACTTGTATATATTGGACGGTGAAAAATCTTTAGCTCAAAAAATTGCAGGAACAACAGTAACGTGGTACGGGATACCACAAACATATGAGTTTGATTTAATAAGATTAGATAGTTACAATACTCATATAGGTTATAGAGCAGAGTCCGCAACAACATATAATTGGGATTATTATTTGACATACCCTTTCAGTGCCGATACAAATTTTAATATGAGATGGTATCAAAATGATAACGGAAACCTATTAGCTAGTTTTTTATCATCTGAAGGTATACCCGCACTTCTATCTGGTGTTACTATAAATGGTGCTAACTACCTACAATTTACATGTCCCGTAAAACATGGTTTATCTGTGGGTGAATACGTAAAGTTTCCATTTTCATACAACGGGACTAGTTTTTTTGAAGTAAACCTTTTAGGTAATGATACGTATGGTAGTGATGAATATATCTTTAACCTATATAACCCCGGTTACACAGGAACCACTTTCAAATCAGGGTATGTTTATATCTTCAAAAGAACTATAGACATAACAAATACCGCCGATACAACATCTAGATATTATATAAGAATTAATAAAGTTGCTAGTAAAACTGCTGACTTGCAACTTGAAACCGCGGCTTTTGACATAAACGCTTTTAATAACCCCTCAAAATTCGAATTTTCTTCTTTAACTCCAAATAATATTTCTAGCGTATCAAGGTTAACTAATTCACAAGCATACTCAATCACAAATCAAAAAGACCTAAACATTGCGAGTATCTTGGATGAGAACCAAAAACCAATTGATTTTTTTTATTTAACGTTTGTTTACAAAGGATATGCCGGATGGTTTATGAATGAAAAATATGGATTAAAAAGGGGTTGGGAATTCAACATGAATGAACCAATAATTTCACCTTGGTGGGATTTTAACCAACCGCTATCTAACGAGACATCCATAACTAAAACGTCATATTCTAAAGTAGACTTAACAAAGACTTTTAATTTTTACTATAACGAAACACTAAACACAGGTGATACTATTTACGGGGATTGGTATGAATATAACGACTATGAACAACTAGGTAGAGTAATTTCACCATATTACCACAAATTCGTATTTAATCAAAAGAACTTTCAAATAGGTGTTGGTAATACAAATCCTGTCGGATACTATTACCAAGTTCACCACCCAATGAGAATTAAATCATACTCAGGATATATTGAAGAGGGTGAAAAACAATCAATAATCGATATACCAACCTATTCTTATTTTTCACCTAATTTAAATATGTTTAGATGGCGAGATTTATATCCTTATGGATATATAGATGTAGATGGTAATGGTGTTGATTACCCTTTCGTAAATCAAACACACTATCCATACACAAACGTTCAATTCAGATTAATACCTGAAGGGGCTAAATTAGGATTGACACAATCAACCTTTATACCAAGACCACTAATAGATGAATGTGAATAAATATAGAATAGGACTTACACCGGATATCACGGATTTAGAGTTCACAATACCTGTTGAACAGGTTTGGGACCTTACCGGTGTAGACGAAGGTTATGAAACCTACGAAAGAGATGTTGTTGAATCTCTATTAAATCAAGAAGATTTTGAAACAAATAGAATTACACACAAACCATATCCATCTGTGGGACTTACCCAAGACGGTACCGCGATAAATTACAACTTTTTTTTCAAAAGTGCAAATACAAATACCTATGTTTGTTCTTATCTACCAAAGTTTGACACAAAACAAATTTATTATTTTACTAATCAATTTGTTAGTTCTTTTTGGAAGTTAGATTTATACGACACCCCAAATACACAATCACAAAAAAATTATATAACAATAATTTTACCTGTAAGTCAAGGGGCGTTCGAACAATCTCAATTAGGTGTTAACACAGTAAACATAAGAAAACCCGACTTTAGATTAGATTTTGTTGGTGACAAAGAGGGGTTTTTTATTTATTGGTTAAAAAAGAAAAATTTTTTAGATATAAAAACTTTTTATATGAGTGCGAAATTTTTTGATGGTGAAACGGGTGAATTTGTACGAATGATTAATACCCCACAAAACGCAAGTTCGCCAACAACCTTTAACCCCGAAGAGTTTTTTTATTATAAGGTTACGTTTGAAGACGACCCAATAACAAATGGACCAAAATATTATATAGTTCAAAAACACCCATCTGGTCTAAGAGTAGGACAAGACGGAAATCCCATAAATTGGTATGAGTTTATCAATCCATAATGAACACTGATTTTTATAAAATAAGAATATCGCCCGAGGTACTAAAAACAATAGTTCAAGACGTTAATTATGACGGAACTGAAGTAGGTGTTTATTCTGCCATGACGCAAATGTTAACGGGAGGTACGCTTGGTACTTCTTTGTTTACGGGATTAACAATACCTGTTTTTATAAAACAGAATATAATTGATTTGGGTTACTACTCTGTTTTAGATTTTAACGTATTACAAATAGATGTGGTGAATAATTTTGTTATTTTTCCACAAGGTGTAGATTCGGCGGGCTCTTATGAAATCAACATAAAAAACACATCGGACGAGTTTATTCCCACTAATCTATTGTCACAATACAAAGTTGATTTTGGTGATGGTTCGCCTATAGAAAATTTTCCGTTGGACGGTGTAATAAAACATACCTATCCATCAACACCAAAAAAATATACAATAACCGTAAATCAAAATGGACCTTGGGGTGTTATAACAGTAAAAAAACAAATTACATTACCCGCAACACAATTTCCTATTATATTAGACCCATTAGGGGATGCCTATTTTACTCCGATAGGTGGTTCTTGGTCATCATCACCAATTAGTTACAAATATCTATTCACAGGTGACACAACAAACCAAAAAAGATATCAAATATCAAAACCGTATGTAAATCCTTGGCCTTTTCCTGTTACAGGAAACACAAAGTCAAGATTGTCCGAACTTAGAAATTATTCAATACCACAATACAGATTGGGACCCGTATTTAGAAATAGACAGTTGTACGGTAGCATAAGTTCAATAAATGCATACGATTCTGATTTGAAGTTATTTTATACCGCTTACACAATAGGTGATGTGAACTATATTGATTATCAAAATAAACAGACTATATATGTACTTCCAAGTTCTGGTATAACCGAAGATACATTAGCGGACGACATACAAGTACCTATATTAACAGTTAGTGAGGAGTATGTGACTTTTCCAAACGGAGATATTGGCTGTAGGGCTTGTAATTTTTTTGATGTTAGGATAGATATAAGAGATTTACTTAGTGCATCTGGAAACGTATTAAATCCTGAATATGATGGTGTTGTATTTGTGGGATATAGTAATTGTTTTGCGAATACATATTTGAGCAAACCATACAAAGTACCTGGGAATTATTATAAAGATTTTTGTGTTAGAAGGACCGCAAGTGATGATGTTGTTATTTTTTATTACAAAAACGATGTCTTGTTAGACAATGAAAATAACCCGAACGATTTTTATAGTATAACGGAAAATACAAATTTATGTTGTGAAGAAACATCTATGGCACAAGCGATTGTGAAAGAAGAATTTTTGTTGGGTTTATCGTCACAACCCGAAGTTCAATCAAACATTTACGTAGAAAGAGGTAAGTTAGCACCTTACGAAAAAATTCACAGATTAGGTGAGGTAAATAATTTTGGACAATTAAACCGTTATGGATACGGATATTTTGACGTAGAATAAAGATAAAAAGTAAAAAATAATATTTATAAAATATGGCAACAGGAACCTATGGAACAATAAGACCGGCCGATGTCAGTCCCGAAGACGTTGATATAATTTTGCATTATACCCCATCAAGGGATGTGACAAATAATTTCGTCTTAAAAACACTAAATTCAGCAACAATATTGAGACCTTATTTCAATAACGCTCAAACAGGGGGTAACAACAACGAACTGCTAGGTGGTTTGTACAATTTAAGATTACCGGCAAGTGAATTTAATCAACTTGGTATATACACATTATATATAAGACCGGCACAAATAAGAACCTCAATTACCGATTGTAACGTATTGTCGGCGCTTCCCAACGTTAAGGGTATTATTATTGATATTAATAATGTACCTTCGGCATTTAGAAATAAATTTCAACAACAAGGACTAGTTGGATTTAGAGTGGAATATTTAAATCCTGATGGAAGTAAAATACCTAATTTTTTTAGAATTATAACATCTAACTTCTATTGTGAGGCGATTGCACAAAACTTGGTAAACTCTGTCCAAAAGGCAATCAGATATAGATATGTTGAGTCACCAACAAATTTGGTGTTCTGCACCTTATCTCCTAGTTCTTCACCAACAAACAAACCAACCGCAACACCATTCATAGGACAACCCGGTCAAAACATAGTAATTTCTAATACCTTTTTTAATCCTATAACCATGGAGATTACATTGGCGAATTATGACTTGGATACCGTTGCGATTGCTCTTTATGGTAACCAAACCAAGTCAATGGAAGATGGTATTTACACTATCTACGATGCTCAAGATAACATCTATCAACAGTACAACTTGTATGAAATCAAAGACGAATTCAATAACCTGTTGTACGAGGTTAGACAAAATAGAAATAATAATATTGATTTCAGTAAAAACTTCGCAAATATCACAGCACAGTAATGGCTAAAAAGTTTATACCAAATACAGCGGCGATAGGTAGTCAAACTCCATTTGACAACATAGTTGGTTTACAAACTGTGGACGGAGGTGGTTTGACCCAAGGTAATTTCAGTTTTACTACCACTGTACAGGAAAAAATTAATAGAAATTTTAATGTTGGTGCATTTTCTAATCCAATATCTTTAGATTCGCTAAACATAACTAACTTAATAGAAGCTAGAAAGGCTGCGGCAAAAGATTACAGGGTTTATCCTAATTTTGATTTAAGTCAGGTAACGTCTTTTAGTCTTTATGGTTCTTTAAGTAAAAGATTTGAGGTTTCAATAACAAAAATAATCAATTATTTTCCTGCGGCTTTAGATATTGATTTTACTAACTACGACCTAACAACAGGAGTTACCGCATCAAATATCGTTTATAACGAAATTGAAGATGAAACAACATTTATTGTTAATGTAAGTAGAATAAAAAATCCTTTTAATATTGATTATTCTTCAGGTGCAACAATAAACTTAAGAAGTAGAGAATATGATTTTTCACCTTTAAGAAATTTGACGGTTGAATATCTAAAATATTCTCTTTATTTGTTTGAAACTGAATATCCTGTAATAATATTTAATTCATCCCAATCATTATTTTCTGGAGTTTGCGAATTTGTTGTTAGAGGTAATCCTTTTTCGGGCGCATCTAGTTCTATTTTACCATTAATAATAAGACCTAACACTTTTTACACAGAACAAACGTTTTCAGATAATTTTGACGAGGTTGAAAAGTTTTTACTTAACAGACTTATACAACCAGCATATACTGCGGTATTCAACGTTCCGGTAGAATTAGAAAACGGTCAATCCGCAACAAAACAACAATCCGTTACGTGGCCTTTAGACGGACAATGGAATTTAGATATAAGAACACCTGATTTTGATAACTATTTAGCAACACTATCTGATATAGGAATCAATTTTGATTTAGCAAAAACTAACTTAGTATTAAGATTTTTTACCACAGAAGCTTTTAAAGAGTTTGATACTCCTGACCAAAAAATTGCTAAAGTACTACAAATATATGGTAGAAGTTTTGATGAGGTTAAAAAATATATCGACGGTATGGCGCATATGACATCGGTAAATTACAATGTTGGAAACGACATACCTTCAGCATTACTTAAAAATTTGGCACTTACCTTAGGTTGGGAGCCCAATATATCACCTATTACTGAGACAAATTTTTTAGATGCCATTTATGGTACTGGCGGTACTAGAAATTATTTAGGATACTCAAGACAACAAACACCCGCAGAAGTAAATTTTCAGTTTTATAGAAATATAATATTAAACTCGGCTTATTTGTTTAGGTCAAAAGGAACTAGAAAGGCGATTGAATTTACATTAAGATTAATAGGGGCACCTGACTTCTTAATAGATTTTAACGAATACGTTTATCTTGCGGATTCAAGAATTAATATGGCGTACTTTAATGAGCAGTACGCTCAAATATCAGGAGGGACTTTAGTTACTCAAAATGTGGTATTTGACCCCACAGTAACCGAGAATATATTAGGAACCGTGTATACCGGTTTCAATATAAACCTACAAACTCAAACAGTCGATGTAACTAGAGAAGAGTATCCTGTAGACAATAATGGTTGGCCAAAAGCACCACTACAAACCGACGACTACTTTTTCCAATTAGGTGCGGGATGGTATCAACCACAACCTGACCACATTAGTCCGTCAGTGGTGAATCAATCCTTATCGGTTTATACCGGTAATAACCCAAGTGTACAAACAGAACTGCAACCGTTTACATACGGACAAAAATATTACGAAAGATATAGAAATTTCCCCTACATGAGGGAAGGGTACAAACTTAGACCTGTAATTGACAACAAAAAATCGTGGCAACCACCTAAGATAAGACGAAGTATTGAATCTGGATACAACGCTCTTTACGTGATTCAAGACGATAGGTTAGTTCTAAACGCCAAAAATGTTGATTTATTTTTAAACCCATCCTACGCCTTTACATATGACGTATGGAAAATGTCAAGGAATTATAATTACCCTATACCAAGCACTGGTCTTACTGTTCCTTACCCTCAGATTGGAGGAATTGATTGGACCGTTATTAATCCACAACCTGATAGACTCTCTTTCTTTGAATTTGCACAAACTTTTTGGAGAAATATGATTAATACAAGAAATAGACAGTGGATTACCGATGGAAAAACAGGTGGATATCCTACTTTGAGTTCTATTTTTTGGAAATATATTGAGTCCTCAGAAATTGCTGGCGTTCCTAATGACAATTTTACTTATCAAAATGTTTCTGCGTATTTAGAAGGTTTGGGGACTTATTGGGTTGAGTTGGTTAAACAGATGATACCGGCAACTACAATATGGAATACAGGTCTTAGATATGAAAATTCTATATTTCAGAGACAAAAATTTGCATATAAAAGACAAAGAGGATGTGAAATAGTAACTATTGAGTACGACCCATGTGGATGTAAAGGACAATTTTTACCATATGATTGTATAGATGAATATACTGAGTTTGGTGTGTACCCATGGTTAGATGCGGGTTCTACTGTTAGTTCTTTATCTGACATTCTTTTTGATACTCTTAATGAATATTTAGATGACAATGGATATGTTTTGTCTGATTGTGAAACAAATAGTTTAACGGCGTATTGGTACGTTGATATTGAAATTAGTGGTGTAACCGCGGCACAAGTTTTATTCTATCAACAGTTAGGTATAAGTGACGTTCCAACAGAAAATGATTGGTATGGTGGATTAATAACCGCCTTAGATTCACTTATTGATGAAAATTACTATTATCAAATTATTGATGGTGTAGTACGTGTTTATTCATTAACTTGTAATCTACCGTCTGAAATTGTATTTACATTAAACGTAGGTTTAGACCTCAATATTGACTGTGTATGAGTTTAGAATATAATATACAACTAACAGGTACTTGTAACGGACTTGGTTCCGTATTAATTTCAGCAACAACAGGTAATCCTCCGTATACTTTTTCATATCAAAACGGATTAGGAACGGACTATGACGTATTATCATCAACTAGAAGTTCTTTATTACCTGGTAGTTATGCTTTAAGTATAGTTGACTCTAGCTACCCAACCAACTTACAACAGACGGTAAACTTTAATATAAGTTCATCCGTTTCCGTTACAATATCTGATGTGTCAGGTACCACATGCGGTGAAAATAATGGATTTGTTTCTGTAACCGCAGAAACAAATAGCCAAGTTAATACCTTCAATCTCTATGATTCCAACGACAATCTTATAAGTTCTGTGGATGTATATGAAAATAATTACTATTACAGTACGTTGTCTGCGGGTGTTTATAATATTGTTGTAAATGATAATTCAGGATGTACAGGACAAACAGGGGGTTTTCTAATAAGTTCAGGAAATTCTTTGGATTTTGGTTTTTATGTTGTTAATGATGGTTTGTGTAACGGTACTCGAGAAGTTTTTATAACAGGGGCAACTGGAGTTACAACAACAAACGAAATTCACACGGGTAAGGTATATGTTACAGGACTTACGGGTAACTCACCATTTACTTACGAATGGTCTAATGGTCAAACAGGTACAACTATAACAGGTCTAACACCTGGATTATATAGTTGTACAATAACGTCTGCAGACGGGTGTGTACTAACAAAAGGTGCAATGGTTGAAACAAGCGCGCCTTTAGGACTTGGTTCTTGGGTTTTAACACAACCAACGTGTTTTAGTAGTGATGGGGTTGCTACCTTAACAATAACAGGTGGAACAGGTCCATATTATTACTTGGCTTCGAATGGAGAGATAGATATTTCATATTCGCAGAGTATAACATACACAGGATTACCTGGAGGTGAATTTTTTGTTGAAGTAACCGACGCTTCTTTGTGTAAAGAAACATTCCAAATAGGGTTAATTACCTCAGGTAGTTTTTTGGTTTTTGATATACTTGTTGAAAATTCGACTTGCAATTCATCAGATGGAAAAATCACCATAAATTTAGAAGGAGGTTCACCTGCATATACATTTACATTGGTTAAACCAAATTCGGACACCGAAATTGTTTCAACAACATCAACTACTCAAATATTTTCCAATTTATCTGCGGGTGATTATACGTTATTCATAGTTGATTCAGGACCATGTGCATACCAACAAGAATTTACAATACTTACATCAGACAAATTTGATGTTATAACTAACGTTTCTGATAGTTCATGCGGATTACCCGAATCTTCAATACAGATTACCATAAGCGGGAGCCCAACTTACCCAATTGATTACGTATTAAGTAACGGGTTTTCATATTTAACCACATTTTCAAGCGGAGTTACATTTAATTACTTACCCGCAGGAGAATATGTATTACAAATCACCGATGCTGATGGGTGTAGAATAACCAGACCATTCACAACCACAAATGGAGAACCTGTTGAATTTTCTCTTTATCCCACAGGATGTGGTTTAGGTAATGACGGTTCAATAACCGCTTATATCACACAAGGAGTACCACCATTTCAGCTAAATTGGTCAGATAACGTAAACAATCAGACAGGAACAACTGTTAGCGGTCTTACCGCTGGTACATATAGTCTTACTGTAATTGATAATAACGGGTGTAATTTAACCCAATTTATTGATATAACATGTACTCAGTATGTTTCATCTTATAGGAAATATGCGGTAAAAAATAATAGTTTTAATTACCAATTAGGTAGTCAACGAACACTACAAAAGTTATTGAATGAAGGATATAATGACTCTGTAAGTGGAAATAATGGATGTGTTTTATTTAATGTTATTTATGGTGTTGAGATTACCGTTGAAGACTATAACCAAATAGTTTCGGGAACAATAACAGGTACTCCTTTTTCTTATTACGATTATTGTCAAAATTATATATCAGGAAATACAATTCCTGGTGACCCTTCAGTTTGTTTTAATCAATATTTAACATTCTCGGGAATTCAAAATAACACAATAGAATGTTATTCTTTCTCGACTGATTTTTATACAGGGTATACTCGAACTGACGTACCAACCGATTTGATATATTACAATACATGTCAACAACTTTTAGAATCAATTCCGGGTATTACAAGTGTTACCACAGATTTTAACACAGGTACTACAAATATTCAAACAGAACAATGTTTGGTTGGTAAAACAATCGCAATAAACTTAACAATAGATTACAACTTAGGTTGTCAGAGTTAAAATGGGGAGAATAGAAATAGTATCAATAACGGGAACCACACCAATTTCAGTGTATATTTCTGATTTGTATGGTAATTATGAAACACTTTTAGGTACCATTACAGGGTCAACACCACCCACTGAATTTTATTACCCTCCGAGCGTTTTTGCAACCGCACCTGGAGTTTTATTAAAATTAATTTACGGTAATGGATGTGAAATAATTAAACAAATCCAATGTAGAACCGGATGTTGGTTTGATTTAATAATAAACACGGTAGACTGTGAATTTAATATTTCTGTTGGACCTGCGTGATATTTATAAAATAAAATGCCAACATACGACGTTATAGTAGTTAATACTGACCCATCTTGTAATAATTCAATTACACAACAAATTACCGTTACTGGGTCACCTCAAGATTTCTTGGTTCAAATAGAAACCAACTCAACCGCACAAGGACCTTTTGACGTTTACACGGGCAATACAGGAACTACCGCTGTTTACACCGCACAAACAAGAGCCGACATGGTTGCGGGTCAAATAATTTCTTTTTAATTTTATTTAATGAGTATTAGTTACAATAACTAATTCTCTAATATTTATTCATTAAAACATCGGTTTTTTCTTTTGGAAAGTGAAAAAAGAAAACTTGAATGGCGAACGAATTTATAATTAGAAAAGGGTTTATAAGCTT